TTATCGCTTGGGCTTTTTGCCGATGGCCGGGCGCATCATGCGGCTGGCCATCCTCATGCAGCGGAGTGCCCATGCGCGGTTGTCCTCGTCTTCGTCGCGCCCCCACTTAAGGTCGCTTCCGCCACTTCCGCCGCCGTGCGTTTCGGCAAATGTAGTGGCATCGTCGACCATCCCGAGGAAGAGCATCGTCGCGCAGTGCATGACCTCCGCGCCCTGTTCCGCGATTGCCTGTACGAGCGTGTCGTCGAACAGTTGCCGCTGCGGAGCGTCCAGCCGTGCCGACAGGTTCCGGTATTCGCCGACCAGACCTTCCAGCAGGGCGTCTTTGAGCAGCGTGTCCACTTTGGAGTGGACATCTCGCGAGTACCGGTAGGCTTCCGCCCGGAGCTCCTCCGTGCGTTGCTGGACGGCATCCATGTTCTCTTTGAGGTCGGCGAGTTGCCGGTCGGCTGCCTGTAGTTTACCCTGCTTGTCGGCCAGTTGTCTGTCGATACCTTGCAGCTCCTTTTGCAACGACTCGATCAGCATCTCCAGCTCCGCCGCATCGTCGCTGTTGGCTGCCAGATCGCGTTCGGCTGCCGATAGCTGCGCCTGCTTTTCAGCCTTCGACTTTTCGAGGTTATCGACCATCGTGGTAAGTCCCTTGACCCGGCGCTCTGCCAGCCGGATGTCCGACTGGATGGAGAAAAGCACCTTTCGATGGCGATCGATATTCTCCTCAAAGGTCGTACACTCCTCCGAAAGCATACGGCGGTACTCCTCGGTCGTGAGATGCCGGGCGCCCGTTTCGGAAACGCTCCGTCCCCGCGACATCCCCCACTTCGTATTGACTTCGGTGAAAAAATCTGTATGAAGCTGTTTCATCCGCTGGCTGAACTCGTACTTGTCCTTTCCGGCGAATATCTCCTTGTATGCAAAGCGGCCGTCTTTGATCGGCAGCAGCGTACAGTGTACATGCGGGTTTATTTCATCGAGGTGTACAATGAAGGCGGCGATGTTCTGCTCGCCGTATCTGCCGCTGACAAACGCATAGACATCCTTCGCCCAGCGTTCGATGTCGCGCTTCCGCTCGACGTCGGAATTGTCCGCCCCCTTATCGAAATTTACCTTCTGCGAACCGAACGCCAGTTCGCGCATGCGGTCCCGGGAACCGCCGAAGATGATATTGACCACCGTGCGGTATTTCGGTTCGTCCAGCCCCTCGTTGGGGTCCTTGATCCCGCGCCGGTCCAATATTTCAGCCATCCGTTCAGGAATACTGCGGCTTTTGTCGACGGGACGGACCTTGCCGGACACGATCTCGAAGTTCAGATGTTCCCGGCTGGGGTCGTAATTGCCCTTTTCGAGCGCCTGTTCCCATCCCTTCTCCGTCCAACGGCGCTGATGTTCGTTGCTCTGCGATGTCGTGATGCCTTTCGATACCCGGACATCGAGTACCTGTTTTGCTTTTGCCATACTTTTTCGCGTTGATTCGGACAATCCGCCGTGTCCCAGCTTGCTGCTTGTCCGGACACCGCTCCCGCCGGCGTCAGCCGGTAGGGGTATTGAGCTACCCCACCCTTCGTTTGGTGGCAGGCGGGCAAGCCCGCGTGCCCGCTACAACCGGCAGAATGCCTGGCCGGAACAGGGGCGGATTGTCGGGGTTATACAAACTCCGTTTCCGGCCTTCGGGTCAATCCGCCTCCTCCAGTACGTGTGCCGCAAGCGCCAGAAAGGACTTGCGGAACGATTTGAGGCCCTCTTGCGTTGCGTCCGGCTCTGTGGTCGTCCCGTCCGCTTCGGCATCGAGAATGAGCCCCGCAAGCACCTTGGAGGTCTCGATGAGCGACGACCACTCCCCGCCGAGATCGAGACGGAAGAAATCCATGAACTCCAGACGATCGTCGAACCTCGACCGGCGCAGCACGCGCTGCATGGCAGCCAGGGCGATACACCCCATAGCCGTCGCATGGATTCCGACCGCCAGCGGATCGTCGTCTTTCGACGCCTTATCCGGATCGACGCGGACGCCGGATGCGGTCATCGCGCTACGGACGAGCTGTCCGCACGCCGAGCCGGTCGCGGAGGAGTCCGCATAGCCGACCACCCAATCGGACAGTACCTCCCGCAGTTGCGCGGCAAGGCCGGATACGGACTGTACATCGTCCGCCGGAGCAGGCTGTCCGGACTGCACGGCCATGGTAATGACCACGCTCTTGGGAAGACGGATGCGCGTCAGCAGACCAAACGACTCCAGCGTGTCCAGAAAGGAACGGACGGTAGCGCGGTGCCAGCGCCACTCCACAGCCAGGTCGGAAACGGTAACATGGCACTGGCAGGGCCGGAGTTCATAATCCTGGCGCCTCAAATACGAAGAGACGAATCCTGCCATCGCCTTGTCCAACAGGTCGCAGTAGGCTTCCGTTCTCGTCTTTCGTTCGCCGACTTTTTCCTTGAGGTAGTCGAAAACCTCCATTTGTGCCAGCACCGTGGCCGGCATTCTTTTCTTGTTTTCCATATTCGTCGATATTATTGATGATAATCGTGTGCGGATATGTCGGAGCTGCCGCCGTCCGCATCATGCGGCAACCCTGCGCGATGATCGTAGCGATGGGGCACGGCAGATGTTGCGGGAGGCTCCGCCCGTCCGGGCTCCACCTCCTTGCCGTCGCATTCGGACATGGCCCGAGCGGAGGGATAGAACAGAGCTGCCAAAAGGCAGTAGGCGGCAGTAACGGCCACGGGGTACAGACCGGGCACGAAGCCGATAGCCACGGCCGCGAGCGCGAGCTCGGCAAAGGCCCGCGGCCGGCCGGACAAACCGCGCAGCCACCGGTCCGTCCGCCGGGAGGAGAACAATGCGGCACACGCTCCGGTAGAGAGCAGGACGCCGAAGCCGCTGGGGTGTCCGTTCGTATAGGCATAGTGGTACAGGAGCAGCAGGACGAGCAAGAGCTGCGCGTAGAATTTACGGGCCTTGGCGTCGCGTGCCCGGGCGTCGCCCTCTCCTGCCGGAAAGCGGCGCTTCCTGCTATACAATGCCGCTGTAAGCACAAAAGGCAGTGCGGCAAAGGCGAGGTGTACGGCAATCCACATCATAGGTAGTAGGGTTTTTCACGCACGGGAACGGGCGGTATCACGAGTTCCAGGCGGACAATACCGTAGGTCGCCAAGCGGATAATGGCCTCGGCATCCGCGGGGGAAAGGTACATGGCCGCCTTCTTGATGCGCTGCCGGAACGAAGCGTCCTGCTTGCGGTGGGTGGCCAGCGCCCTGTCCAGTTCGTGTTCGGGGATCTCCCAGGTCGTACCCTCGGCGTACTGACCGTTCGCTTTGAACGCCCGGAGCACCAGCGTGCGGGAAACGACGTAATCGGTACGGTCGCTTCTTGAAATGATATGCTCCTTGTAGAGGTTATCGTCGGCAACCTTTATCCATGTTCGGTACATGTTGATCCAGTAGACCATCTGTCGGTACAACGTGTTTCGCATGGCTCGGTCGTTTACAGGAAATCCATCAGTACTTCCTCCTTGATCTTCTTGTACTTGAACGTGCCGCTGCGGGCATGGAGTTCGAGGTCGAGGCACAGATCGCCGTACATCAGCTCCAGCGAATCGTAAACGGTGGCGACGACGACATGCACCTTGCCGTCCTCTTCCGTCCGGGCGTTCATCTTGAACATCTGTCCGAAGGCGGGATTGGAATAGGCGCACGTACTATAGCCGAACTCGCCGACACGCATGGGGATATGGTGGTAGAGCGTGATGAGCTCCATGTCATCCTCGAACATATCCATGACCTCCTCCAGGTCGTAAGAGTCCCGGAGCGGGAAGGTAAGCAGCACGTAATCGCCGTAGAACTGCGGCTTTTCCATCGTCGTCACGTCGATCAACTGCGGCAGTTGCAGCGGAACGAGCGCCATGAAGTCGTTATAAAAGTGTCGTAGCATATTCATTGCGAATGAGGTTTACAGCGTGTGAATAAATGCCTCCATGAGCATTCCGGGCAATTCGTCTTGTCGGTCGCCCGTCGATTGCAGAATTGAGCCCAACGCCTCGAACGCGGCCGAGGTCTGCGCGGCGATCTCGTCGAGGCGCTCGCGCTCTTGCGGAGAGAGCAGCGCGAGGCAAAGGCCGTCCATGGAAGCATAGGGCTGGAGGAGCATCCAGATGTAGGCACACGCCTGCTGCGGCGTTTTGACCCGCCGGTTCCGGATGTCGTCGATGCAGGTATGGGCGTTCTGTATCAGCCGGCGGCCCGTGCGCATCGCCAGAAAGAGCATGGCATCCCGCCAGGCGATCTCGCCGCGCCCGGCGGCGAGGAAGACCTGCGAGCAGCAGCGTTCGGTATCGCATGCGATGTCGGCCACGTCCGAGCTTCCGAGCTCGTGCAGATGCGTGAGGAAGCCCCGAAAGACGGCATCTTCTCTTGCGATGTAGGCGGTCAGGTCATCGCGGCTGTGGATGCCGTCGCGGATGCTTTCGGCGAGCAGCGCCCGGTAGGTCGAAAGCACCTGTCGCCTGTCGTCACGACAGGCCGGATGGCCGTCCAGAGAGGCGAAAAACGGGCGAACCGTTTCGGCCGCGCGGCGCAGCTCCTCGTCCGCGGCGTAGGGCGAGAGCCGCTCCTTGAGCATGAGCAGCTCCCCGTAAGTGCGTGGCCCCGACAAGGCCAGACGGGAGAACTCGATGCGGAGCGAATCGTGTATCCCCTCGCACACCTTACAGGCATCGGAACCAGGCAGGCCGAGCGTGTCCCGTCGCAGGCGTGCAAAAACGGAATCCTTTACGGTCTGCCACCGTTTAAGGTGTCCCGCCAGTTCTTTGGCCGTCAGGTGGTCCAAGCGCCGTATTTCGGACAGGTACCCGCGGTAGGTGTCGGCAGGATCGTCCGAGCCCACGGACGACGGTTTGCCGTTTCCGCTCCCGCACGAAGAGAACAGGAACAAGACGGTCGAACAGACGGTCAATACGGCTAAAAGCGCCGGACATCTTGAATATGATTTTCTATTTTTCATATCCCAAATTCATATCATTAGCCGCAAATCTATATATTATTTTCAATAAGATAGCAAATAGGAATCATATTTTACATAAAAACAAATATCATATTCAACAATATGATTATCAATGAAAACAAGTGCAATAAAGAGTAATTTTAGAGTATGATTTCAGAGGATTTCAACTCTGAATATGATTTTATCGAATTAAAATCTTATCTTTGTGTCCGTTATCCTAAACAGTGTATAGAGATATGGCAAAGGTGGGTTACATATTCAAGGCTAATTCCTATGACGCGCTCGATGCGGACAAAGAATGGATGCGACAATACGGGTGTGTACAGGTGGTCGAGGAAGAGTGCGCCCACGAGGCGCTCCGGCCGCAGTGGAAACAACTCATGGCAAGCCTCGGCAGAGGCGACGAACTGGTAGTGGCCAAATTCAGCAACGCCGTGCGCGACTTGCGCGGGCTGGCCGCACTCGTCGAGCTGTGCCGGATCAAGGTGGTGCGCCTGGTATCCATCCACGACAAAATCGACACCCTGGGCGAACTGTTTCCCGATACAACGGCAGCCCAGGTACTGGAGATGTTCGGGGCCCTGCCCGAAGAGGTAGCCGTGTTACGCAAGTCGTCCAGCCATATCATGCAACTGCAACAAACCATCAAGCCACCGGTAACGAAGAAGGCCATGTCGAGGGCGGAACGGGAAAAAACCATCGTGGATATGTACAACAACGGCTATTCGATCGACGACATCTGGGAGGTGAGCGGCTTTAACAGCAAAAGCTCAATATGGCGCGTACTCAACAAATACGGCGTATATCTCAACCGCGGCAGAACCAGCGGCCCGCGTGTCAAAAAGCAACAGGACGAGACAAAATAACCGACCGGCGGCACACGGGGGAAAACAGAAGGGAACGCCACCCTGTATTGCTTTTTCGCCGATTTTGCATATCTTTATATGGGGTATAATCTTTAATTCGGAAGCTATGTTAGATATTATTATCGTATTGGCAGGATTCTATCTATTCTGCGGCATCGTGAGGGTTCTGCTCGGAGGATTCGGCAAAAGCGACTATCAGCGCGACCGTTAGACTGCGGAATCGCATGCCGCATCTCATGGAAAAGACAATATCGTTATCGCATAAAACTCACATAAAACAAGAACTGAAATGACAAAAGCCGAGTTAGTTGCCCTGATCACACATCAGACCGGGGTAGAAAAAACGGCAGCGGAGGCCGTTGTGGAAGCATTTATGAGAAACATAAAGGAGACGATGATCGCCGGAGAAGATGTGTTCTTGCGGGGGTTCGGCAGTTTCATCGTCAAAGAGAGGGCCGAAAAAGTGGCTCGCAACATCACGAAGAACACGACGATGGTTATTCCAGCCCATTCCATCCCCGCCTTCAAGCCATCCAAAGTATTTCTGGAGGCAGTAAAAGAGGGGAATAAAAAAGGATAAAACGCTGGTCCTGTCAGGGGTAGCATGGTATCATTCGGCCCCGTCGGACAATGAAAAACGCAACCGCCTGTCAACGGCGGTTGCGTTTTTTGGTAGACAGCCCTTACGCCGCCTCGCTCTTCGGGTTCATCGGTCCACAAGCATCCGGTTGGCATACTCCGCAATCTCCTCACGGGTCAGCCACCGGGGTTTTTCGTCTTCAGGAAAACCGTCGTAAAGTCGGGTCATCCACTCGATTTGCCGCGCTTCATCGCCGGCCCACAAGCGGCCGGTACTCCTGTTACCGAAACCGAGGTAATACTCGCAGTCCGATTGCAGCCGCGCCAGCAACATGTATCTGAATCTCTTGTCCCGGCGCATTACCTCCTCTACCGTCATTCCTTCTGTCTTGTTCATTCCGTTCATGTCTATAAAGATTTAAATTTCTCTTTTTCCCCTCCGGTAGTCCTGTACCGAAGGCCGATTGTTTTTCTGCCTGCGGGATTGACGGCCGGGCCAGGCAAGGAGGATGCGGAAAATACACTCGCCGTTTAGTCCGGGGAGGAAGATTTTCCGCCAGCCAGCCAAAAGCGGTCCTTGACAGGGCCGGCAGCCGGCAATCAATTTCGCAGAATAAACAAGCGGCTTGCGAACCGGGTACAAGGCGAAGCGGATAGAAAAGGGAAAGGCGTATGCGCAATGAATGGGTAGCCGGGCCGTCGGGACAGCGTAAGACAGACTGTTTGGTATAAGAGGATGGCCCCGATTTGAGTGCAAAATACCGCAACACATCCTTCGGACGGTTGCGGTATTTCAAGGTCACGTGTGCCACTTTCAAGCGTGCAACTTGCGGCGCCTGATCTTCCAGCCGTAAATATCGGCGACATACGGATAGAGGGAACGTGTTCTCTTGCGAAAACCAACTTCGTCGATTTCTCCGCTATAGATCTTGTCGGCGATGCGTTCCGCCTCGCTTCTATCTTTGGCGATGCGGTACAAAGCGTAATTCATGCCGTCATGATGTATCATGCGCCCCCGGATATTGTAGCTGTCTCCGTACCACTCCGCGTCGTCGCATTGGGAGTACAGGATGTCGGCAATGTTGCTGCCCAGAATTTGGTACCCTTGCCGCGGTCCTCTCCATGTGCCCACCGAGGCGAACGCGATGATAACGCCTTCGATTTTTTTATCCAGATTCAAGCGTTCATCGGTCAGGGAGCCGGACACCACGTCCGCCCACTCGGCGTCGCTGACCGTGTACGTGTCGTCTTCCTGCACCTCCCGTTGCAATTCCTGGTACTGCTCTCTTGCCTCGTCGTCCAGCATGTCCATGCTCGACCAAATCATCTGTTTTTTCATACTTCCTGAATTTTAATGTTCGTTTGGCTTGCTTTTTCATCCCTCTCTTCGGAGGTTTCCACCTCGTCCGACGGGGATTTAATTTCACGTGCAAAACTCCAAGCCGGAAAGAAGGGAACAAGGCAAGGAGGAAGCGGAAAGTCACAGACGATTGCATTTGGGTTGAACATGCCTGAGCGAGCCTGCGAGTCGATGGCCGTCAACCGCAAATGGAACGCGCCTTGCTGGTTCCCGCCCGGCTTAACTTCGCACAGGGAAATCAATGACGTCGGAGAAAGGGCAGAAATGAGTGATAGCAATACCGACACCGCAATGAGCAAAATAAAAGCGGCCCGAAGGCCGCTTTGTCGGGATAAGGCAGGATTTACTTCTTGCCCTTTTTCGTTGTCTTTGCCGGCTCCGCAGGTTCTTCCTCCTTTTCGACGGCCGGGTAGAACCTGACGGCGACCATCACGATGCGGTTGTGCAGCACGCCGTCCTTGTCGGCCCACTCTTCGGGCTTGAAGTAGCCTTCCACGGTAAGCAGCGTGCCTTTGGTCAGCACGTCGAACGAGTCGGCATTCTCGTTCTTACGCCACGCTTCCATGTTGACGAACGCCGACACGCGCTTGGTATCCTCGCCGTTCTTCTCCTGACGGGCTACCGACAGCGGGAAACGGGCTACGCTTGCGTTGGTGAACTGGCGGATTTCAGCGTCTTTTGCCACGAATCCGGTTACTGCGAAACTGTTCTCGATCTTTTTCATTGCGATTGTTTTTTAGAAGTTAATAAATCAGTTTTACGGTGCTTAAAAAGTAGGTGCAGCAGAGGGATGCACCAAGGATAGCGCATAAATACGCTTTATTTTGGGGCGCAGGCCCAAACCGCAGGCTCGATAAAGGAAGATTTGTGCCGCTACGCCATTGGTCAAGATCTGACAGGTCGTGCCCGTCGGCACCCTAACTTTGCAGCGAAAAACGATGGGGCGACTTCGACAGAAAACGGTCGCGGAAAAGGCGGGGAAAACAGGGAGCAGCGGCATTCGCGGATCTGAAAAGACCCGACCGCCCATCGGCAAGAGTGCAGCACGTTCCGGCGTGAACCCGGGAAGAACATCGAGGCGGGGTAAGCGAAGCGACCGCGGGTGGCATGGAAGCGGCAAAAGATGGTATGCCACCGGACTGACCTTGGCACTGCGTCCGCGGAAGGGCCGTCGAACGAAGGCCGGGTAAAAGGCGTGCGTGAAGCATCGGTGTCGGCCGCATCAGGTCCATCTGGGCAGAATAGCGAGGGAAAGGAGGGAAAAAAGGAGGCAAAGGAAAAACGGCGGGAGCCTACCCCTCCGGCAAAACGGGAAAGGCGCTCCCGAGCAAATGGACGGGTTCTAAAAAAGGGAACGGCGCAGCCGGAAGGAATTACAAACGGCGGTTCCGACAGAAGCGGCTGCGTGTCGCAGGCGTTATGCCTGAAGCGTGTAGCGATTCGGGATAAAAAAGTGGATCGTGCCAGCGTTTGCCGCTCGGACAAAGAAAAGCGGGCTGAAACGGGACCCATTTCAGTCCGCTTTTCTGGCAATCAGAACCGGGCAATCAGAATCCGGTGTTCGAAGATTTTGCTTTTATCGCTCGCCCGCCGCTGGCAGACCCAGAGGTGGTGCGCCCCGTAACCGTAGACGAAATACTCGTCGAGCAGCGTTTGGTTCTTCAGGTGTTCCATGCCCGCCCGAAGATCGTCTTCATGCGTGGAGAAGAGAATCGTGTTCACAATCCGAAAATAAAGCTCTATCGCTTCGTCGCAATAAGGGCAAAAACTGTGTTCTATCGTTACTTCCATAATTACGGCACTTCAACAATAACTTCAATTCTTCCGTACAGCATCGAACGCAAGGCTGTCTTGTCGATGGCGTAATACTCCGTTATGTGCCCGTACTGCTTGACAAAATACCGTTTCAGCACGTCCGAAAAATCGAAAAGGTAGCCGCCCAAGGCAATCCCCCGCCTGAAACGACAACACTCCCACACGTTTCGGGTAAGCCAGTTCTTCTCTTCACGGGTCAATTTGTCGCCGTTATTGAGGCGCTCTCGCAACCTGTAGACCTTGCTGTCTTTCAGGCCATCCAATTCGGGCACGTCCCATTGGACGAATTTCATCGCTATCTGTGTCATTGCTTCAATTATAGATAATCACTTCATCACGGAACTCGACAATCTCTTTCCCGCTGGTCAGGCGGACGACTACGGTGTTACCATAATCGCCTACGATTGTACCTTCCGTATAACCTTTGTAAGGATTCATCAGCGAACAAGGCGAGCCGATAATATCGCTCTTTTCTTCGTATTCGTACATAGCCTGTGCATTGAGATTAAAACTTAATATTCCATGTGCCCTGCGAGAATGTCCGGAAACTCACGTACTCGTCTTTGAGTGCGTATGTCAGAATGCGGATGTAAATCTCGTCTTTGGCATCCAGCGATTCCACCAGCTTGTCTATTTCTTTTTCCGGGTAAACCCAAAGGGATGAGAATTGTGCATCGAGCATGTCTTCCGAACGCTCGATGAAGCAATCGGCAAAATTGTCGTCCAAAAAAGCCTCTACTTTGTCGAGGTCTCGTTCGTTCTCCGTACTTGCGAAGAAGAGATTCGTTGCGTAGTCTGCCATAATCTTAAATTTTGAGTTTCTTTTTTCCCTTATGTAGCATCAGCTACTTTCGGGCTTGATTGAAAATTATGTCGCCTCAAAAGGTGTTATGGCTGTTTTTGCAGGGTTTCACGATCAAATACTACCTCTGCGAAGCGGAGCGTGGAGATTTTATCGTGAACCGTCAGGCTCCGACCTTGCAGAAAAAAAGACATGACAGATACCTTTGCGACACAATTCTCATCAGACAGACCGAAAGTTGATGTGCAAGATGGAAATGTAGAAAGATACAACGGTAGGATCTAAAGCGGGGAGTTCGTTAAACGGCGCAAAAACGGAAACGGCAAAATTTACATAAATAATTCATTTGCACTGAATTTTAACTAATTAGCGGTGTCTGACTTACGTTCAGACACCGTTTTTTTATTGCATTTTCAGCATTTGAAAGGTACATTTGAAGTAAAAAGTTTTCTAATAGTTTTCCAAAATTTTTAGCCGTATGCCGACTTTTAAGACCGTTATCCATCCCCGCTACAAAAAAGCGGACGGAGTTTTCAGAGTAAAGATTCGGATCACCCACAACAAACAATCCCGGTATATTCCGACCTGCTATTACGCGAGCTCTTCCGAGGTAAACGAAAAATTCGATTTCAAGCGCGGCACCTCCTATGTCCGAGATACGATGCCTATTATCGACGAATACCGGAAAATCTGCAATAAGTGCGCAGACAAAATCGAGACGATGAATGTAGATCAGATCGTAGAACTTATCAAGAATTATAAAGAGGATGAAAATTTCAAATTGGATTTTATCGCTTTTGGGAGGCGGCATATTCAACAATTACGAGATAACGACCATAAAGGCAATGCGGACATGTATCAATGTGCACTTAACGCATTTGTGCGATTTCTTCGGCGGAATAAAATTGATATTAACGAAATAACATCCAGAGTCGTAAAACAGTTTATCACTTTCCTCGAAAACGAAAAGCCCCGCGCAGGCCATAAAAAAGGCCGACGCAGTCCGTCGTTGTATTGTGCCACATTGAAAGCATTGCACAATGTAGCCAAAGCCGAGTATAACGATGAAGACATCGGTGTTATCCGCATTCCTCTCTCCCCATTCTCTCGAACCAAAGTTCCCCCGATTCCTCGGACTGAAAAAAAGCCGATGACATTAGAGCAATTACGAGCCGTTTTCAATGTTCCAGACGACGATACATTCCAGCGCCGAGGCGATTATAACATTAGAAATTTAGGTAGAGACATCGGCTTGCTATCATTCTTCTTGATCGGAATAAACACGGTTGATTTATATAACTGTACCGGCATCCAAAATGGACGCTTAATTTATAACCGTACCAAAACAAAAAATCGGCGACAGGATAAAGCGAAAATCGACATTCGAATCGAGCCGGAGGCATTGGCGTTAATTGAAAAATACCGCGATCCTACGGGAGTACGCCTGTTTGAATTTCATCGTAAATATGCAAACAGCGATATATTCAACGCACAGGTGAACAAAGGACTGAAACGGGTAGGAAAAGTAATCAATTTTCCGGATTTGGAAACCTATACTTTCCGGCGTACATGGGCATCTATTGCATGGAATCATTGCGGCATCCGCGATGATATTGTCAATTTCGCCCTCGGACATTCTCCACGAGAAGAAAAGAAATTGGCACACATTTATATCACCGAAGATTGGAACATCGTCGATAAAGCCAATCGTGCGGTTATTGATTTTGTAAAAAGCAATCAAACCGAAGTTTCGCTGACTAATTCAAAATATATTTCAAATGAAACAGCACCGGAAAAGTCCGTACAAGCCCCTGTCGCATCGTAAAAATATATAATTATTGATTTCTGCGCCCTCCGGCAAATATGCGGGAGGGCGCATTTTATTTATTTGTCAGTCTATCAGATACGTCCAAGTTGTAAAAATCCCTTTCCTATTCACGGCTCATTTTGTAACTTGTATTCACCGTAAACGTGTGATTTTTACATATTTCACTCACTTGAAAAGAGATATAACAAATGGACTACAACGGTAAGACACATTCGATTAAAACGGAACAATTACCCCGAACATGGAGTGAAATTTTGAGTAGTTTCAGCGTTCGGGAAATTCGGAAATTTCCGCTGGAAGGCCAGGCTTTGACCAATGCCCGCCACGCTATTCCACGCATGGAACGACGGGGCCTGACATTCCGCACCCGTTCCAAAGACAAGCATTTTTACATTCTCTGTACCTCGGCACCCAACGGATCAAAACTCTCCCGAACCGAGATCCGACGATTATTCGATAGCATCGGCATCCAAAAATAGTTGAGGAATACTTATGACGTTATGGACGATTTACACGAACAAAAGACCCTAATCATGGAAAGTGCCGCACTCGGAGCCTCGATAGCCTTAAATCGACTGGGATTGATTAAGGATGAAATTTCCCAACGCGAAGCGTATCGGATTTACGGTGAAAGTTGCGTGCGTACATGGCTCAATCGCGGCTGGGTGCATCGGGTCAAGCCGGGAACGGGAAATTCCAAAGTAACCTATTCTCGTATCGAGCTGGACACGGTAAAACGCCTTGTTGAATTGGGAAAGTTACGCTAACTGAAATCCGATGGCCGGGCGAAATGTAAAAAGAGGACTTATGTATTTCCGGTTGGACTGCGACCTATTCCAAGACCGGAAATTAAAACGGCTGATGCGTCGTTGGCAAAACGACGGACTGGCCGTTTACCTCGCCTTGCTTTGTGAAATTTATCGGGATAAAGGGTATTATATCGTTGCCGACAAAGACCTGATCGCTGACATTGCTGACACCTGCCTATTGGACGATGACCGTACCTCCAACATTTTCCGCGATTGTATCGAACTGGGATTGTTCGACCGTCAGCTCTACGAACACCGTGAATTACTGACCTCACGGGGAATTCAAGCCCGTTATCTCGATATTATGGCGGTTCTGCGGCGTAAAGCCGGAATAGATGCTGAATACTCGCTTATTTCTTCGGAAGAAATAGGCGATAATTCGGCAACAATAGACGATGATTCCGAAAGAATCGCCGATTCCTCCGTGAAAATCCGAAAAAATACGCAGAAATGCCGGTTTATGCAGAATGATTCGGAAGATATACCGCAATCTGCCGAAGAAACGGCTATTCCTTCCGATAAGAAAGAAAAGAAGAATAAAGAGAATAATGGCAAAACAGATACACATACACACGGTATTGAAGAAAGGGAAGGGGGTGCGGGGGAAACCATGCCGGAAAACGACCGGCTCGCTCTTGCCTCATTCGGCCACCGATGGAATGAATTGGCCCGACATGAAAAAATGTTTTTATGGACACGATGCAATTATCCCATCATGTTCGAGTTCGAACGTCCTCTGACATTAGCGAATTGCCGGAGCATTACGGAGAGAATATCGGATTGGCACGACATAGAACGGCTTATGGAGAGCATCGCCAACCGTCGGGATGTACTGGCCACCCACACCAGCGCGATCGCCACCTTCAATTCTTTTGCCCGAATGGATGTCGTTTTAAGACACAAACAGCACATAAAATAAGGCAATAGTGCCGTAATCAATTTATTTACAAACCTATGACGAAAAAAGAATTAGTAGATCAGATCGCGGAGAAGCGAGGCATGAGCGCACAGGAAGTTCTGTCTGTCGTGGAAGATTTGATGAAACTCGTTAAGAGAAACGTCGCTGCCGGCGATAGCGTTTATTTACGAGGGTTCGGAGTTTTCCAGAGCCGGCTACGCCGGGCGAAAGTCGGACGGAACATTACCAAAGGCGAACAGTTGTCGATTCCGGCTAAACGAGTACCGCAGTTCCGGCCTTATCCTCATTTCAAAAAACTTGTAGAAAAGAACGGCTGATGCCGTGGCCCTGCTATGCGCGGCAGGGTGTTTTAACCCCACGAGCACATGGGAGCACTCGAACATAAAATCGCTTACTCGATAGCACTCCTACGACGTGCAGAAACGTTGGCCCTGCGTATGTCGCCGGATGGGTATCACTTGGCTTTTTCGGGAGGGAAAGACAGCGTGGCATTATATCATCTCGCAAAGATGGCCGGAGTGAAATTCAAGGCCCACATGCAAATTACGAACATCGACCCGCCGGAACTGATGCGTTTCGTCCGCTCACAATATCCCGATGTCGTATTACATCGTCCCGAAATCAACATTTACAAGTTGATCGAGAAGAAAAAAATGCTGCCGATACGCACCAAGCGCTATTGTTGCGCCTATTTGAAAGAACAGGCCGGAGGCGGAACCGTAACTCTGCTGGGTATCCGAGCCGCTGAAAGTCCACGCCGAGCAGCGCGGAACGAGGTGCAAATCGGCAATCATCGCTTTTCCGGCAGCTTCGACCAATTCAACCGCAATAAAGAGCGGGATTTCGCGTGTGTGGGAGGCAAAGATAAAATCATGCTCTCGCCAATTTACCGCTGGCAGGATTCCGATGTATGGAATTTCATTCGGGGTAATAACTTACCCTATTGCCGGTTATACGACGAGGGATACCAACGTATCGGCTGTATCTTCTGTCCGATGTCGTCGGTTAAAAACAAAGCAAGAGACCGCCGCCGTTATCCCGGCGTAGAACGGGCCATAAAACGCAGTATTCAATATCTGATCGACACGAACGGCTACATGGAACGTTTCCACGCCACGACCGACGAGATTTTCGATTGGTGGGTATCGAATCTTCCGGCCGACCAATATTTCTCCACGCTGAGGTTGCAACAAAAAATAGATTTCGACATTTTGTAAGATTCTACGACATTATTATCAAACGCATCCATATCAATAGTTTGAAGCCAAAGAAACGCGCCTTGAAAAAGGGACAGAGCGTATGTTCTCCTATACATAAATAGTTCTGCGAAGATAAAAAACAAGTCTTGAAAATTTGCATTATGCCGCAAAATCATTATGTTTGCATTGCATAATAAATAAGGCGTATGAAATTTGTTGATAGAATAGATGAAGCTGCACGACTGAAAGATGCTCTTGCGAGAGAGGAGTCCTCGTTAGTCGTAGTGTACGGTCGCAGACGATTGGGTAAATCAACGCTTATCAAAAGGGTGTTGTCGGACAATGATATTTACTTCCTTGCAGACCGTTCAGAAGGACAGCATCAGAGGACATTGCTCGCCAAAGTGATAGCACAAGTATTCCCGGATTTCGACAAACTGACATATCCGGATTGGGAATCCATGTTTCGTGCGGTCAATTATCGGACAAACAAACGTTTCTCTCTATGCTTGGATGAGTTTCCGTATCTTGTGGAACAATCTCCGGAACTGCCGTCTGTATTGCAGAAACTTGTTGATGAGAAGCAGTTGAAGTATAACCTGGTGCTTTGCGGTTCATCACAAAATATGATGTATGGACTGTTCCTTGATTCTACTGCGCCTCTCTATGGTCGTGCTGATGAGATAATGAGACTTGCGCCAATACGTTTACCGTATATTCAGGAGGCTTTGAGTCTTGATGCGATGAATGCCATTGAAGAGTATGCAGTATGGGGCGGTGTACCGCGTTATTGGGAACTGAGGGAAAACAGAAGTTCACTTGCTGATGCCTTATGGCACAATATCCTTTCTGTGAATGGAACACTTTACGAGGAGCCGGTAAAACTCTTTCAGGATGATGTGAAGGATATTGTCAAGACTTCGACGATAATGTCTTATATCGGTACCGGTGCAAACCGGCTTTCCGAGATTGCCGCACGATGCAACGAACCTGCAACCAATCTGTCGCGTCCATTGAAGAAACTCGTCGATCTCGGATTCTTGGAAAAAGATGTTCCGTTCGGGGTTGATGAAAAGAATGCAAAAAAGAGCCTCTATAAGATAGCCGATCCGTTTATGGCATTCTACTATCAGTTTGTTGTTCCTAATCGTTCGTTCATCGAACTTGATCGTCGTTTGCCAATAGAACAGGCTTTGAACGCCCATTTCTCAGAGTATGTGAGTATGCAATGGGAAAAACTGTGCCGGGATGCGGTTACAGGAAATATTGTCAATGGAGTGATTTATGGCAAGGCAAAACGCTGGTGGGGTTCTGTTCTCAATGAGGACAAGAAGCCGGAACAAGTCGAATTTGATGTGATGGCAGAATCGCTCGATAAAAAATATCTGTTGGTTGGCGAATGCAAATGGACAACCCAAGAGAATAGTAAACAACTGACAGCCGAACTTCTTCGCAAAGCTAATCTATTGCCATTTGCCAAGAACTACACCATCGTTCCGATGTCGTTTCTTAAAAATACTCCGAAGGAGGATAATGGTGATATAATGTTACCGGAAGATGTTGTTGAGTTAATGCAGTAAAAAAGGTTGCAACCATACAACCTTGTCGGCATTTTAGACTCTAAAAAATGCCGTCAGTAGCTTATTGCCGACATAATCGGCAATCTTATCCGTATAATGCTTTCGCAAATATCCCAAAGCCGGAATATTGCCATCCCAGAAATTATACTTTTTCAGCGCCGCGAATTTTTCGTCCATACTCTAAGATTTTACACAAAAAAACATTTTTTCAGACACAAACGAAAATTTTGACAAATAATTTCCGATCGGGCGCAGTGCGATTCGTCACGTTTTGTAACGGAATGTAACGCCCCTACCGCAACCGTTTCGTAAAGCGAGGATACCACTCGACATCCACACCGGTCATCGACAACCGCTCGTTGGCCGTCAGATGCAGTTTGAACCGCAGGAATTTGAACGACGTAGAAGTACGCCGAAAGCGTGCGTCCATATCGCCGACACGACACCAAACGTCGCGCAAGGTTATCCATGTACGGCAGTCGTTCGACCCTTCGGCGATCACATGCACGAAACAGTCCTGCGACATGATGCGCACTACGGCTGTTTCGAGGCGTTTGAAATCGGTCGTTCCGAATTTCAAGGGGCGCGTTACGATGCGGCAATCGACGGAACAGGACATCGTTTCGTCGCCAAGTAAGGCGATCGCGCCGCGCATAATGATCTGCCCGTTATTAAGTATCCGTCCGGTCATATCGCGCGACGACCAGAAGCCGGAGGCCAGCGAATAAACATAGGCATACGGATATTCGGGGTTATAGACGATCAAATCCCCGTATTTGAACTGAAAGCAGATCTGCGCCGTTTTCAAATATTCGGTCAGCTCTCCGGTGTATCGCTCGATCTGCCGGGAAATAAGCTGCGAGGAACGTCCTCGGAGGTTATGTACGCCCCGTGAGGTGATATAAAACACCGTTTCCAACGCCGTGCAGGTGTTCGGATTGATAATCTGGTCGTGATTGACAGGCAGAATATTGGAATAGAGCACCTCGCCTGTTCCGCTTTCCAGCGACCACACGCCCCGATCCGTAAAGACGTAGAGCGGGAAAGCGCCGAAACGGGTTGCGGAAAGCTCATCCACCACCGTCGCAATGGCGATGATCCGCTCCTCGCTTACTCCGAAACGGTACGAATTGGCAAAAGGCAGGGAAAACAGGTTGTTCGTCGCAGATACTTGTACGCGGTTCGTCTCGATATAAGTATCGTCGTCGTTCGTCTGTTCATACTCTACGGGGGATTCGGACATTTTAATACACGGGTATTTTGCATTGCCGGATGGAGTGCCGACGGCATAAGCATAATTATTACCCTCGCAGGCATCGAGCTTGACATTCAGCAGACATTTTCCGCCATAAGAGCCGGGGTCATCGACCATAACGGCAAACTGGACGGCCCGATAATCGGGGTATGATGCGACCCTGCGGATTTTCGTCGGCCGGAACGCTGGTACAGAACGACACACTTGCTTGCTGGTATTGTCTATATCCAACCGGCAAATCAACTTCGTCGTTATCCCCTCTTCCGTCTCACCCAAACAAAAGCGGGAATAACCGGCAAAAAGGCGGGTACGGATATTTCCCTTGTGCAACCGCCCGTTATATTCGTAGTAACACCCTGCAACCTGCGTGTGGAGCGATTGCGTAGGCTCGAAAACCGGCTGGCTCTCCGCATTTTTCAGAAGCGTATAGGTGAGTGCCTCTTTATGGCTGTTCTTGACAAAATCGCGCACTTCAATCTCTTTAATCCGATACAGAGGTTCCTGCAACAAGTCCACGTCCTTTGTAAACAGTTTTCTGAAATCCGCAGCCCACATGTAACTGTTGTCATCTCCGCTCCCCCGATCCGACAGGCTCCATTTGCCGTTCCATGTCTGTTCGAAATCGTACACAGGAATAATCCGAGTGGAATAGATAGCCACGCTCTCGATGATGCGCGTATCTATCCCTTCCGGAATATTGATAACGATTTGAGGCTGGATATAAAAATTATTGGTGCAGGTCGTGTGCTTGTATTTCGTCCCGATGAAAACCCCGTATCTGATACTTTCCGGGACTTTCGACGGCATTCCGTCCGCCACATAATCGACGTACTGACCGTCCTCGCTCTCTCCGCCGTCCGAGGCGAAGATCATCAGTTCCGAGTTCGCCACCGTAGCACCATCCATCATGCGATAGGCGACCATTACGGCTATGGCTCCGAGCCAGTATTCGCCATCCACGGCAGGAAGCAGCAATGTTTTGTTTTTCTTATCAGTGATGCGTGTAAAGAAATACCCGCCGTCCGGAGCGATATTATCCATGCGTGCCAAGTCGTCACCGGCGACGTAATCATACGTGACACTCCCGAAATCATGATGTATCGCTGCATAAAAATCGGTCTTGAAGCGCGATCTATTTTCTTTCGATTCGCTTATATCCGGCGGTTCCGGCATATCGAAAGCGACATATTCATTACCGTAAAGGACGTAATATAGCTCCCGACCGTCGGTAATAAACACCAAGACATTCCCGAACGAAAAAGTCTGCCGCAGCTCCGACACCCCGCGCATAATCACCTGTGTCGAGGACAGCCGCCCGCCCGACACGCACACCTCGTGAATCGTGCCGCTTTCGTCCGAGGCGATATAGAGGTCATCGGCCGTCGCGGGATGCTTATACAACAACGTAAAACCTCCGAAATCGGTTATTTCCGCCACCGGCCGGAAAGTCTCGACATTCCGCCATGCCCCCGCGTCATATCGCAGGTTGTGCAGGGTTTCGCAACAGCCGTCCTGCACCGTCAAATCATTTTCCGCACGGTTAATTCCCGCTATCGGAACCGTCTGCCTCTGTCGTTCCATGCTCTTGTATGTAATAGTTGTGATTGATTTCGTTGTGAATACGCTGGTTCAATACCATGAACAAGTCGTTCGGTTCGGACTGTCGCTTTTCGGCCCCGCTACTCATATCATACAACGTTTTGCAGGCTGCGATCAGATTTTTATCGGACATGGCCCTGCGCAGCTTCGCGTCCGACAGACGCGCCCATAATTCGGCAATAGCCGCATCCCGCGCCTTAATTACCCGTTCAAGATAGTCGCCTGTCAGCTCGCTGCGGACGATCGTTGTCTCGACCTCCTGCCTCAAATCCTCGACCGATGCCCGCAGCACTTGTTGCTGCTGCTCGCCCAACGCCTCCCACAAACGCTTTACACGCATGGGACTGATGCCGTATTCGGAGGCTACGGCCCGCAGACTTCCCGTCTGCGCGTATCTCACGCAGACTGCATTCTTTTCGTCGTCTTGAAGGGTCTTTCGAGACATTAAGTATCTGATTTATTGATATATTCCGATCAAAAATAAGGATATTTTCTCACCTGCGGCCGCTAATTTTACAAAGTGATAAAGATTAGACAATCATGTTTCCCGTTGCATTAGCCATAGGAGCCGGAATTTCGGCTCTCTCCTCCATCGCAGGCGGCGTTTCGGCCAATAAACGCCGCAAGAAGGCCGACCAAATACTCGAAGACCGTCGGCGACGGCTCGACGAATGGTATCAATCGGAAATGAACCAACCGTACCTCGACCGTGCCGATTCGCGGGCGATGCTCAAACGTATTCGGGACTATAACGAGGATGAACTCAAAGCGCTCAATACAAACGCCATCAAGAGCGGAGCGACGGATGAAGCGAAAGTCGCCGCTGCCGGCAAGCTCAACAAGAACTATTCGCAGGTCGTCGCCCAAATCGCCGGATTGGGCGAACAGCACAAAGACCAGATACAACAACAATATCAAGCCCGCCTCGACAACCTCGACAATGCCCGCTACGAAGCCGAATCGGGCAAAATCAGCGGTATGCAAAACATGGTCAGCGGCGTAGGCGATGCGTTCGGGCAACTCGCCATGCTCTATGGCTTAGGAGGGTTCGGCAAATCGGGACTTGCCGGAATCACGGGCAACAATTAGCGATATGGAACCGCAAGAGCAACCGACAAAAGCCATTTTCTCCTTTGCGGATGAACTGCAACGGCGGCAGCAGCGTGCCGAGGAACAGAAAGCCGTATGGGAGCAAAAACAGCAACGGGCCGCAGAACTATACCGCAGCGGCCAAAATCCGATTCTCGCCTACATCGAGACGATGAAGCCGGAAGCCGATCCCGCACGCATCAAACGCGCCGAAACAGCCGCAAAGATCGCGGCATGGAGCAATATGCTTACGGCCCTCGGTACGGGAATCGTCGGTATGGCAACGGAAGGTTATGTGCCGAAAACCGGTACCGATGCTCCGCTGCGAATGCTCGACCGGATCAATGAGTGGGAAAAATTATACGACAGCCAAAACCGCGAATACCGACAACTGAAACTCCGTGCCCTCATGGGACAACAGGAAGGCGAGCAGCAGGCCGCGAACATGGAAGCCTCGGCCGCCGGCCAAGCCTATAACCTCGCGCAGAAACAATACGACGCCTTGCTGGGATATATGTGGAAAGCCCAGCAAGAGAAACAAAAACGGGCCGAGGATCTCCGGGACAAGAAAGAAATCGAAAAAATACGGGGTGAAAATAACCTCAAAGTGGCCCGCACGCGAGCCGCAGCGTCGGCTTCAACCGCCAGCGCACGCGCAGCCGCAGCCGCCGACAAAGCCGTCGTCCAGTTTCTCGACCGCGACGAAAAGACCGTCGTAAGCCTCTCGCCGGCACAGGAAAGTCTGCTTTACGAGAAAGGCCGTGATATGGGCATCATTCCCGAAGATGGAAGCCCGACCAAGAAACCGGCCTACACAGGCGAAAAAGTCCCGCAGTTCTCGTATGGCAAGCTCAAACCGGCACAGAAAGCACAGCTTTTACGCACAGTTTATCTGAAACTCACGGGCGAACAGGAGCCCTCGAAACCACCCGCCGATATAGGGCTGCTGTTCCGGCAGCCGAAACGCTATATTACCGGGCCATACTCCCCCGAAACACTGAATCTGCTTGAAACAGGACAGGCCGAACAGATGCGCGAAGCCGGTTTCTCCGACCAACAGATCATGGATTACTATCTGAATTATGAATAACTCACTTCCCGAACTCACCCCCGAACAGCTTCGGCAGCTCAACGCCATATCCGGCCTACAAAAGACCCGCAGACGTGGAGCCGACGCCTCGGTACCATCCGCTCTGACCGCCGAATCCGAATCGGGCGAAGCACCCGATATATCTGCATCGTATGCACTTCCAAAACCGGCTCCGAACATGTCCGAAGAGGATTACGAGCGGCAAATCAAAGAGGGCCTCACGGAACATATCGAAGCGATCTACGACCGTGCCCGCCAACGAGCCGACGCCCGACGACAGGAGACGTTGGCACGCATGGATAAGGGTACGGACAATGCGTCCTTGTGGCAACAGGCATGGGCTTCTTATGCAAAATCGCAAATGCTACGCAGCCCGTCGGCTCTCGGCGGTGAAGATACGCAGCTCATGCAGGCCGCAGAGCGGGCCTTGAAAATCCTCAATCAGAAAACAGAAAAGGACAAACAGGCCGGAGACGGCACATCGGGACTTACACGTGAAATTTTCGACTGGCAGACGTTGGCGGACTTTGCCTCGCTCGGAACCCGCGAGCTGGCCGAAAACATCGTAACGACACGGGCGCTGAAAAAAGCGGCCCGAAGCGAACGGCTGACCCCGACCGAAAAAGATATAGTCGAATTGTTCCGCACATCAGGGTTAATAAACGAGTATATCGCCCGGCGAGGCGGCCCCACCACCGGCGCGAAAGTCGGCAGCGGCGTCGCGGCATCGCTGCCCTACATGGCCGGCTTTGCCACAACGAGCGGTTTGGGCAGCGGAGCCGCAAAAACCGTCGGACGTGCCCTTATCAAAAAAGAAGCGAAAAACCTTGTAGGGCGGGGCCTGCGTAAATTGGGTGAATATACCGTCAGCGCAGCCGCTATGACGCCTTTACAGGCCGGAACCTACACCAACTACCACCAGCGGGCGCAACAACAATACACAGTGGCAGAAAACGGGACGGTTACAGAACATCCCGTGCCGAAGTACGAACTCATGTATAAGGCGGCCGCCGATTCGTTTACAGACGTGTTTACCGAGCATATCGGCGGAGAACTCGGCAAAGGCGTACAGAAAGTACTGAAATGGCCAGTCGAGCAGCTCGGCCGGCGTATGGGCGTAAAACTGTCGTTCGACAAGCTATTGCCGGGATATTCTCGGAGCAGGTATCTTACCGACTTCCGTAATCGAACTCTATGGAACGGCCCGGTCGATGAATGGTTGGAAGAGGTCGCCGGAGGCATCCTGTCGCCCCTTCTGACCGGAGAGCACGAACAATGGCGGGAGAATCTTTCGGGTGAAAACCTTTGGACGACGTTTCTCACCACGTCGCTCATGGGAGCGGGGTTCTCTGCGTTGGAACTGCCGAACGTCGCAGCATACGTCCACAAAACACACGTCCTGCAAACCGAGGAGAAAAAAGCGCTCGCCAAAATCGAAAATGAAGAACTGCGCAAACAGGTTTTCGAAGCGATGCACAAGCCGACGATGAGCCAGCAGGCGCAGGCGATGGCCGCGATCGACTGGCAGGCGGCCAATATCGGGAAAATGGACGCCGCACATGCCGCCGACTATGCCCGCTTCCGACTCCAACGACAGATTCTCGACGGCATGGAGACGGGCGATGCCGAGGGCGAAGCGCTCCATACCGCCGTACAAACCGCCGAGCGGTGGGCCTACAAAGGACTTGACGGCAAAACGGCGACCGAAGAAATCATAACGGCCCGACGTGCGGACGGGAAAACCTATGTCGTACTTTCGGGCGACACCGACGAAGCGGCTACGGACGGAACCTTATTCGTCCTCGACCCCGAAACCGGCCAGCCCGGACAGATCGACCGGACGGAACTCGAACATATCGAACGAACGCCGCTGGCGGAATTTTCAGCACGGCAGGCTCAAATCATCGAACAGCAGGCCGAAGCTGAGAATCGGGCCAAGCAGGAACAATACGACATGGAAACCGGCACCGAAGCGGGCATTGCCCCAGAGGAAGTCGCACGAATCGTTACCCCCGAAGCCGTACAATACGCCAACGGCGACGAAGTAATTACCGCAGACGGGGTACAAGGGCGCATCACAGGGAAGCAAGGCGGCAGTTACGTCGTACAGTTGGATACCGGACAATTCGTCCTTACACCGGCCCATGCGCTCACCCCGAAATCCGAGGCACCACCACCGACCGAAACGACCACCGCCATCGCACCTGCGCAGCACAATGAAGCCACGGATACCGACACGACGAACAATGAACCGATCGCCCGGCAACTCGCCGAGGCGATTCGGGCAGCCGCAGGAGAGCAGGATGCACAACGAATCATACAACGTATGCTCGACGGAGCGGCCGATGCCGGACAACGGCAAATGTATTCGGACGCCTTGCAGTTTTTACAGCAGCACGCCACGGCAACGGTTCCCGTTGAAGAGCACCCGACACCGGTCCCGGCCGTGCCGCCCCCGGCGGCACCCGCCCGCACAGAAATACCCCGAATCCGCAAAGAGCGAACGACACCCTACACCCAATCTGCGGCCGAGTTAGGTGATTTCGTATCTATCGAGGACGTGATCCTGCGCGACATCGCCAGCGGGTTGAGGTTCGCATGGAAAGACAGCGGCAATCGTCGGGGGTTGGCCCGAGAACTCGGATTTACGGGCAATGAAAACGAACGCCGCTCGCGGTTCAGCATCCTATCTTCGGACGGTATCACTCCCGAACAATACGCCGAGCGGCTTTATTTCCAATACGGCGGCGGGAATACGGAGCAGGCACATTGGGACATGGACGACAAGACGATCAAAGATGCCGTGCTGGAAGTACTCTCCCGAATACATTCGCCACGACAGGCTTACAACGCTGCCGTAAGGTTGCACAACGACACTCCGAATCCATACGACGATATGGACGAAGAGGATTACGCCCGGATGCAGGAGTATGAAGCCGAACAGGAGCGCGTCCGCACGGAATTATTATATGACGACGCCTTCGCACAATGGGCCGGACAGACGTCGCAGGATCAATGGGCAGAAATAGATAATTTATTCATTGAGGATGCGTCCGAATCTTCAAAAAACACTAACTTTGAAGCGACAGAGACAGCACCTCCCAATCCAGCAAATTATGACGACGAAACCGAAAACGGAAACGGGATTGACACCTCAGCGTTTGGAGCGACTGGCAACGATCGTAGCGAGACTGTCGATGGAGAACAACGTAACGCCCCAGCAGGTGATGATGCGTATCTCGGACAACAGGGCGGCGGGTCGGCCGCAGTTCGACATGGAGGCGGACTGGACGCAATATCCGGCCCCCTCACCGACGACGAACGACGAATAGCGGCCGAGACCGCCGCCGAGATCGAAGCCCGTCTCGACCAATACAGGGCCGAACTGCACACGCTTCGCACCCGCTATGCTGCCGAAAAACGCAATATCGGAACCGCTTACGAAGAGGATAACCAAACAACGTTGTTCGGGCCGTCTCACGAACCTTCCGACGGCGATCTGTTCGACGTGCCGCGCGATTTCTCCGACCGTAATCTCAACGACATTTTAGCTCCCCTGCAAGCGGAAATAGGCCGTTTGCAGGAACGTATCGCCCGTACCGAAGCCTCGAAAAGCAAAGTTATTGCCGAGGCGGTGGAGGCTTATCATGCGCAGGGGACTTTACCGCTCCGAGAAGAACGGCAAAAGGAAATCCCGCAAAACAGCACATCGGCCGAGGATACGTTTCCGCCTGCAATTACCCAAGAATACGACAGATACCTGCATCATGCCGTCGCGTCGTTTCCCGATAAGGTTTTCAGCGTGCTGAACAATGACCTTATCAAAGCCGGATTCATCCGCGACGTGCGGCGGCTGGCCAAGAAAGACGTTCGCGCCGCAATCAAGTTGGTTGCGGAAGCCAACGCTGCGGCTCAAAAATATGCGGGCAAACCGATCCTTACGCCTCGCCACAGCATCCATGCGGAGCTGGCAACCCTTGCCGAAAGTCAGCATCGAACGAAAACCGCGACATCCGACACATCGGCCGAAACCGGACTTTTCAGCCCTACGGAACAAACCCGCCACTCCAAGACCGGCGCTACTCTTTACTCTGTCAAATTGGCAGAACGGATCGAACGAAATGCATTTCAAAGTTTGAAAAAGAGGGCCAAAGAACACGACGGATATTACAGCTCCTTCACTCGCAGTTTTCTATTCGACACCCCGGAAGACGCCGAGGCATTTCGGGGGACAGCACCAACATCCGACGCCACCCGCCCGACATCGGAAGAACAGCCCGCCATCCAACATCCGCTATTTGATAAAGCGGCATTGGTTCCGGTAGATTCATACTCTCCGAAGGCATATAATATGTACCGTTTTTATTCGGCAAGGGCCCGTGAGGGACTGGGATATAAAAAACAAAGTATCGTTCAAAATGACGAAGCCCGCGAACGATTCATCGACCATATCCGTAAATTGGCTGAACAAAGTGCAGACGCCGCTATCCGGTTAGTGGTGGAAATCAATAAGGCAGCAGAACAAGAAGAAGGAAAACCCGTATTTCCGCTCCAACACAGCATCTATGCGGAATTAGAGGAGGTACACGCCCGACAGACAGCGGAAAAACAACAATCGGAAACAGCCGACGATTCCGCTTCATCGGCCGGCACAGCTCCCGAATACGGGGCGCAGAACAAATTGGTAACGACTGAGCAATACGAGGAACTGAAACGACGGATGCGCGAGAAACTCGGACAACTCAACGCCGGCTTCGACCCCGAAATACTCTCCATAGGTGCACAAATGGCCGCTTACCATGTTGAGGCCGGAGCGCGTCGATTCGCCGACTTCTCCCGCCGGATGATCGCCGATCTGGGCGACGTGATCCGCCCCTATCTGAAACCTATTTACACCGCCGCCCGCCAAATGCCCGGCATGGAGGAATATGCCGCGCAAATGGACAGCTACGAGCAGGTGGAGGCGTTCGACATGGCCGATCTCGACAAGGCCGAGAAAACATCCCAGCCGACAGGAACGGGAGCACAATACCGATTGGCAGGAATATACGACATGACGGGGGCTGTCGAGAAAGACACAAACGAGACTGGCAATCTACGCCCCGAAAAGAACTTCCGCAAGGATTTGGAGCGATTCAGCCGTGCTTTCGCCGATGAATTGGGCTGGGAGCACGAAACGGATCGCAAGGGTAAAACCATCTATGCCCAGACCAATATAGCACCGGCCGGCGGCGACGGCTCGTTTACACTTTGGGCACCCGAAACGGATTTGGGCATTTATGTCAGTGTACCCGTCGCACCACAAAGCTACGACAACCGATACGGGTATTCTAATAACTTGAAAATAAAAGATATTATGGGCTTCGGAGAGCCAATATTATGGCGACTGCGAAACAAAGAACAAACCTTTTTACCCAATGGACACAATCGTTATGCCCCGGCAGATATTACCGTCGGCGAGCTGGCCGAACTTGCAAAAAAAGAATTAAATGCTTATCTTGACAACATAACAGCGGCCAAGACGCTCGACCATATATTACAAGAGAATCAAAATACACGAAACGATGAACGACGGGAAAACAGTAGCGAGAAAGACTATCCCGCTTATGGAGACGGAAGCCGCAAAGACGGCGCTTTGGGAACTGGCATTTTATCAGCCGAGAAGCCTGTTGCAACAGTATCGGGAGAATCCGGCGGAATTGCTCGATTCGATAGACCAGACCGTAACACGGGCGATGCGGTGGCGGCAGGCAGCACTCGAACGGGACGAAGATCCGGTAGTAGTGGACGAGTATTACTATCAACTCCTCCGACCGTGTTACTGTCCGGAGGAGCCGGAACAAATACCCATCAGCGAAAAAATGATGCGGGAGATCATCGCCACGTTGAAAAAGGTGGAGAAAGCGAAGTCGCAAAAAACACCTCGTACAAAAACCATGTAATCGAACGAGGACACGACCTCGCTCCGAGAGGCGAGGTTGGCAAGATCAAAGCCAATCTCGCCGCAATCCGGCTCATTAAAGAAATCGAAGCCGAAGGCCGCGAAGCCACCCCGGAAGAAAAAGCTGTATTGGAGCAATTCTCCGGCTGGGGCGGTATTCCAGCAATCTTCAAAATAGCCCATCCCTACCACAACGAACTGCGCGAACTACTGACAGCCGATGAATACGAAGCGGCACGCGCATCCACAACCACCGCATTTTATACTCCACCCGAAGTCATATCGTCGATATGGGATATGGTGGAACGCCTCGGATTCGACGGTGGCCGCATCCTCGAACCATCGGCCGGCATCGGACATTTTTTCGGTCTGATGCCTCTTTCGATACGGTCGAAATCGGATTTGACAGGAATCGAACTCGACGATCTGTCCGGCCACATCCTTCGTGCGCTCTATCCCGAAGCGCATATCCACATCGAAGGTTTCGAGCAGCAGCGCATACCTAACAACAGCTATTCGCTGGTGATCAGCAATGTACCGTTCGGAACGTTCAAAGTACACGATACGTTCGACCGCGATTTATCCTCACGTTTCGAGATTCACGACTATTTCATCGCCAAAAGCATCCGGAAGCTCAAACCCGGCGGATTGGGCGTATTCATTACCTCGACAGCAACGCTCGATCGGAGTGCAAATTTGCGGAATTGGGTCGTAAACGACGGTAATGCAGACTTCATCGGGGCAGTCCGTCTGAATACCGGTACATTCAAAAATACGGCCGGCACCGAAACCTCGGCCGACATCATTATCGTCCGCAAACGCGACGAAGCCGGGCCGGCACCCTATGCCGTAAATATGCAATCGACCATTACGGAACGCGAGGCGCCCTACGAACGAATTATCAAACTGTCGAACGGGAAGGTAAAGACCGAAGCAGCAACGGCACACATGAACTATAACAAGTATTTTCACGACAATCCGCAGTTCATGGCCGGCCAGATGCGCTTCGGATTCGAAAGTGGCGTGGAAATACGCCCCACAGAACAGCGCTGCGTCCCCACAAGCGACATAGACCAGTCCCGCACGCTCGACAGTTTCATATCCGCACTCCCCGAAAATATCTACACATCGGCCCCGGCACCCGCAACGGAGCGAATACCGCAAGCGGTCGAGGCCCCCAACAGTACAAAAGAGAGAGGACTTACGATCATCGACGGAAAACCATATATCGTGCGGTTCGGACAAGCCGTACCCGCCGACTGGAACTCGTTGAAAATCCGCAACCGCAGTAAAGTCGAAGCGTTAGGCGATTACCTGCGGCTGAAAAGTGCGATCACAGAGCTGCTCGATGCCGAACGCAATGATCTGCCGAACATCGAGCAACTGCGAGCCGAGCTTAACGACGCCTACGCTACCTTCACCCGTCGTTACGGGACATTATCAAGAAACACGCGTATTTCATTCCTGCGCGACGACGTGGATTTTCCCTCCATCGCAGCCATCGAAAACGACAAGGAAATCGTAACTCCCGACGGAAAGAAACGACATGACATCCAAAGGTCGGACATCTTCTTTCGCCGGATGCTGGAACCGACACGCGAACTGAAAGCCGACACGCCGAAAGACGCGATCGCCGTATCGCTCTACCGCTACGGACGGCTCGATATGCCCTATATCGCAGAATTGCTCCACATACCACAAGAGGATACAGAAAAAGAACTGCTCGCACAGGAACTTATCTATGTCAATCCGGTAACGGGTCTTTATGAGGAGCGCAACGAATACCTCTCGGGAAATGTCCGCGAGAAACTCGAACAGGCCGAGCAAGCCAATGAAAACGGACAGTTCGACGCCAACATCCGTGCGCTCGTGAAAATTATTCCGATGGATATTCCGCTGCCGCTGATTAAAGTATCGCTCGGCAGCACATGGATACCCATCGCCCTATACGAACAGTTTTTCAAAGAGACGTTCAACGTAACGGCCCATATCGCCAAAACATCGGCCAACAAGTATATCGCCAAAATCTCGAACGAAGGGAATACGGTCGATACCAATATGGGGATTCCGCAAGCGCCGGGGAGCAAACTCGCACTCGACCGGATGAACAAGACGCAGACCTACATCAGTCGCAGCGAATACGACCCTTTGGCTCAGAAAGAAAAGCGTGTCAAAGACCCCGAAGCGATGACGCAGGCCGCCATGAAACAGACCGAGCTGGAAGAACGATTCGAACAATGGATTAAAGGACAAGATAAAACAACGACCGATAAGCTCGTCGAAATATATAACAGAACCTTCAACAGCACCGTCGAAAGACAAATCGACGTTTCATCGTTCGATTATTTTCCCAACGCCACACACACGAAGAAGCCGCGCGAGCATCAGAAAATCGGTGTCATGCGAGGTTTGCAAGGAGCAACGCTGCTGGCACACGAAGTCGGCACGGGAAAAACCCTGACCCTCATAACTACGGCAATGGAGATGCGGCGGCTCGGTATCGCCCAGAAGCCGTGCATCGTCGTACAACGCTCGACATTCAACCAATTCGCCTCCGAAATAAAATCCCTCTATCCGGCCGCCCGTGTCCTCGTTCCGTCCGAAAAAGACCTCACGGCATCGCAGCGGCAGGAATTATTCGCAAAGATCGCCTATAACGATTGGGATATTGTCGTACTCTATCACAGCTATCTGGATGCCATACCGGATGCCCCGGAGCGTGTCAATGAATATATCGACACGCTGATCGCAGAGAAGATGCAACAGCTCGAAGAAATCGAAGCCAATTCTCCGGACAATGCCAAACGGCAGGCTTATGCAATCAAGAAACAGATCGAAGGACTGGAAAACAAGAAAATAACGGATAAAACAGTCAAAGAGGAAGAAAAACTCAAAGCACAGGCCCGTACTCGTGCATTACGTCTGCTCGACCGCCGCACGGACGAGACGATGACCTTTGAACAGTTGGGAATCGACGCTTTGCTGGTAGATGAAGCACATGCCTACAAGAAGCTCGGTTTTACCACCAACCTGCAAAATATCAAAGGTATAGACCCTGCGGCGTCGCAACGGGCGCAGAGCATGAGGCTGAAAACATCTTATATTCTGGCAAATAAACAGAACAAAAACGTCGTATTCGCCACCGGAACACCCATATCCAATACAATGGCCGAGATGTGGACGTTCCTGCGCTATCTGCTGCCCAAACACGAACTTGAACAGTACGAGATCGCCGATTTCGATTCCTTTGCGAACAATTTCGGAAATATCGAGGAATCGGCCGAGTTTGCCACAAACGGCAAATTCCGCGTAGTCGAACGCTTCGCCAGTTACTCCAACGTGCCGGAACTGCTGGCGATCTGGAAGAAAGTCGCGCACACCGTACTCACGGAGGATGTACCGGATCTGCGCGAAGGTGTAGGAACGCCGCGCATTGAGGGAGGCAAACCGAAGGATATACTGCTCGACCAAACGCCTGCGCTGCGGGCAATCATGCGCAGCATACGGGAAATACTGACTCAATACGACGCTATGTCCGGTAAGGAAAAACGTCGTAACTCCCATATCCCGCTGGTCATGTTCGGACTGGCCAAACGTGCGGCAATCGACGTGCGGCTGGTTAATCCCGCTCTACCGGACGATCCCAACAGCAAAGTCAATCATGCCGTGCGCGAAGTCGTAGAAGATTTGAAAGCAACGGCCGATTACAACGGCACCGTTGCTGTTTTCTGCGACGCCTACCAAAGCCGCGACCACAGCTTCAATCTTTTCGTGGATATGAAGCGTAAATTCATCGACGCCGGCATACCGGCCCAGCAGGTCGCTATCATCCACGACTACATAACGGACGCGAAACGCGAGGCGCTCTACAAGCAAATAAACAACGGCGAAGTACGGATCGTACTCGGCACGACCGAGAAATTAGGTATCGGAGTAAATATGCAGGAGCGTCTGCACATGCTCGTCAATCTGGACGTACCCATACGTCCTATGGACTACCTGCAACGCATCGGCCGCATTGTGCGGCAGGGCAATCTGCACCTGCAAATGGACAAACCCGTGCGTATTCTGCGCCTCGGAGTAAAACAAACGCTTGATGTTACGGGCTACCAACGGCTGAAAATCAAGGAATCGTTCATTAAGCAGGCAATGAAGGGCGAGGTTACGGAACGCTCGCTCGAAGAACCCGAAACCGACAGCAGCGACAGCACGAATTTCGGGCAGATGATGGCCTCACTCTCCGGCAGCGCTGCGGCGCTCGCCCTGTCGCTCGAACAGAATAAACTACGCAAGCTGAGAAACGCACGCGACTACTACAATCAACATCAAATATACGTCGCACATGAACTCAAACGACTGCAAAACGTCCTTCAAACAACCCCGCAAATAATTGCTCAAATCCGTAAGAAAAAAGATTTCCTGCGAAGCCTGTTTCCGGACGATAAAGTGGTATCGGTGGAAGTGGGAAAACTCAAAGCCTCCGAGCCGGAAAAAATCGAAGACCTGTTCGTTCCGCTCTCGAAACGCATCGAAGCCGAAGCGGATGCCCTCCGCCAATCACCCGACCGTACACAATCGGACATGACACTCCGCATCGGAATCAACGGCAAAGAGTTCGACATTATAATTGTTTTACGACGGAATTACCTTTCCAATGAAAAGGAGCGCATCAACCGCACGATTTATTACCAATGCAACGAATGGCGCGACCTGCAAGGCGAAGCCGGAGCTAAGATGATTAACGTCATCAGCCAAGTCGAAAAAGTGCTCTCCGGTGAGGAGTACGACGCCGAAATACAGAAGCGGCAGCTCGGAATGGAAACGGCACAACAAGCCATCGAATATTTACAGACGCAGGTCGGCAATGGATTTCCCAAACAAGCAGAGTTGGAGGCGGCAGAAGAACGCATCGCCGAGCTGGAAGAGCAGATGAAAGTGGAACTGGCAGCGATCGAAGCACAGGAGGAAACCGACAAGTCCGGAACCGCAACCATAGACATCGACCCTGACGAATTGATTGACGACAATGCAGGAAACGGCCTCCGCTTCCGCGACGGTGGCAATCCGTTCGGTTCCGACGCCCCGGCAAGCGATGCGGAGTTGGCTCGCCGCGTTCGCCGGATCGCCCGCACGCTGAACACTCCGGTCGAGATTATCGACGACCTCGATGCAATTACCGATTCCGACCCGCTCGTGCAACGTCGTAAACGACACTCAAAAGGTTTTTACGACCCGCAAACGGGACAAACGTTCATTGTCCTGCCCAATATTACGACACTCGCCGATGCCGAAGCGACCGTATTGCATGAAATTGTCGGACACATGGGCTTACGCTCGCTGATGGGCGACCGTTTCGGCGACTTTCTCGATAAGGTTTACAATGGTCTCGATACCGAAGGGCGCAGCCGTGTGGCCGACATTGCCCGCGAGCAGGAGCACCAATCCTCCGGCGCCAAGCACCGCCAGGCAAATACCCGCCGTCTGGCAACGGAAGAATACCTCGCACATTTGGCGGAAGGCGACATCACGCCGAGCCGCTTTGCCCGGATCATCGGCCGTATCCGCTCGCTGCTACGCGACATATTGCGACTTCCGCTGCGTATCGGCGACCGCGACATCGCTTATTTGTTGTGGTTGTCGAAACACCGCCTGCAAAAAACACGCACGGCCGCCGAAGCCGTCGCCGCAACAGCGACCGAACGACGCATCCGTAAACAGCTTTTCGGTCGTTCTGAAAACGTGCGTTACCGTGCGATATTCGACGACGCTACACCTGAAAATATCGAACGGTATAGCATCGAACGCTACATCCGCGAGCATCATATCACCGGAGTTTTACTCGGCGAACATAATGCCGATGACTTCGCTATGCGTGTATATGGACTGCTTGATGACATGGGCCGAGCCATCATTGACCGCATGGGCAATGATCGTTTGAAGGCCATGCGCAAATACCTCGCATTATTCGACCTCCAAAAGCTCACCGATCAAGAAAGCTATCGCAGCATCATCGACGAACTGGTGAAAACCTTACCCCAAGAGACGAAAGAGCAAATCGTGCGCTCCATGCGCAAACACCTCGATTTCGTCCTCTCCGACAACTACCGCACTCCGTTGCGGCGACGCACGATGAAAAGCGAACGACCTCTACCGGAGAATTTCAAATATGCGAGCGAGTATGTCGAAGAATTGCTTAAAAAGAAACGGGCACAGCCCGAAATGGCTCCGCCGGCCGGAATCGAACCGACTGTGATTTACGACAAGCGGAATTGGAAAAGCCGTCAGCAACTCCGGTTCATAGATAACACTTTACCCGTCGAAAGATTACAGGAAGAAGTCGTGCGGCGCGGAGGCAGCATCGACGACCTCACGGACATACACAAACATTTGAACCACTTGACAAGCATCGCCAAAGTCGCAATCGACAAATACACGAAAGAGTATTTAGACCCCATACTCGACCAAATCGCAGCCATAGCCCGTGAAACAGGCATGACGGAAACACACATCATCGACTACATCACGGCCGAATCGTCGCTCGAACGGCAGGCAACGGGGATTGCGGCCCTATCCCTCGACCCGCGCGATGCGTGGAACGAAACGCTGGCCCGAAGTATCGTCGCAGATTTCCGCCGCCGGGCCGGAGAGATTCCGACACAGCGATTATGGCAGCGAATCAATGCGGCTAACGACCGCGTGCTGGAAATCCTCGTCGAGGACGGAATGTTAGCCCCCGAACACCGCAAGTTGATAAAGGGGCACGGCTGGGACTACTATGTACCCTTACGGGATTATGATTACAACTACCGCGACCAGAAAGGCGAGCCGGTGGCTTTCGATGCGGCCGACGTGTACGACTTCATCGACGACAGTGCGGGGCCGCGCCCCTTACGGAAAGTGCTGCACGAAGCCGAAGGACGTATCGCAAAGCCCCGCAATCCGATCGCTCAAATGGTGAATATCGGTATCGGAGCGATCATCGCCGCCAAAACCAACAGGGCGAGGCAGTCGGCCTTACGGTTGGTGCAGAACAACAGCCGCAATTCGGAAGACTTGTTCCGCGTCGATAAGGTCTGGTTGGCAAAAGGCATCGGCAACAGATGGGTTACGACGACCATAGACCCCGCCGTCGAGGACATCGAACTATCGAAGGCGGCACGTAAGGAGATCGCCCGGCTGAAAAAGGAGATGAACGCGGCACTTCAAGCACACGATGATGAACTGGCCGACTACCTGTATAACCGTATCGAGGAGACCGAACGGTTCAACATTGTCCGCGAAGCCGAATCGGGCAGTCGTTTCGAGCACGAAGGACACTTGGGACATTCTTACGAACGACAGCGCAATGTGGAATGTTACGTGAACGGTATCCGTTATGTGATAACCTTCGCCGATCCCGCCGTGGCGAACGCGATCAACCAGTATAACCGGCTGGCGATTCCAAAATGGCTGGATGATACGGTCGGGAACGCGACACGCTGGCTGGCAAGAGCTTTTACCTCCCGAAATCCGGCGTTTGTCGCAGCGAATTTCCTGCGCGACGTGCAGCACGCCGCGCTGGTACACGCCATCGACAAAGGCGGGAATCTCGAAGGATTCGTGCGTAACATCCCTGCAAGTATGGCCGCAATCACCCGCGAACTGCGAGGCAAGGCCGAGCCGCTGACCATCGCCGAAACCGGGACGCTCGACGTACTCGACACCGCCGATCGGCAGGAACTAATCCGGCAATTCGGCCGCGAACGGGTCATGGACACGCTTTACGACTATTTCCGTGAAAACGGCGGGGAAACGGGGTTCGTACATAGTAAAGACATCGCCGAGGCCGAAAAGGAGATCAAACGTTACGTTGCATTCCGCACGGGGCGTATAGGTGAACTGCTGAAAGCAACGCAGCGCAGCGAACGCGCCGGGGTATGGCTCTCGTATGCTGCCCGCAAAAGCGGTATGCAAGCAATAGGCGTCGCGCTGGAAAATGCCTCCCGCATTGCCGAAAACACATCCCGTTTGGCGACCTTCACCACATCGCTTGAACAAGGAAAATCGCTCCTTACGGCTATCGACGATGCAAAAAACGTTACGGTGAATTTCAACCGTCGCGGTACGGCAACCCGGCCGCTCGGCATGTTCTACGTCTTTTTCAATGCTTCGGTACAGGGAGCGGCACAGGTCGCACGAATCGCCATGCGTAACCGGAAAAGATTTGCACAGGCTGTTGCCACGCTGACGGCGGCTGGATTTCTCGACAGTCTGCTGCTTGATTTCTTCCTCGCCGGAAGCGGAGGCGACGGCCGCGATCTGGCCGTTACGGAATACGAAAGACATAACCACCTCATCATCCCCGGCATGGGAAAGCGCGGTTACTTGAAGATTCCGCTTCCACAGGGATTCCGGGCTTTCTTCGGCATAGGAACTGCCTTGCATGACCTTTACCGAGGAAAACTCGGCTCCGAAGATGCCGCACGCATGATGCTTACGATGCTCTATGAGGACTTCTCGCCCGTAGCTTCGCCCTCATCCAAAGGAGATGCGACACGTGTACTGATTCCTACGGCTTTGACGCCGTGGTACGACATCTGGTATGCCGGAGAGGATGCGTTCGGTTATCCTGTCGGACGCCGCAGCTACTCGACGACGGCAAACTATCCGCTCTCGGAAATGGGACTGAGAAACGTAAACAAAGCGATTTATTACCTCTGTCGAGGGATCAACAGGTTAGGCGGCGGCGATGAGAACACACCGGCCGGACTACGCAAGAACGGAGAAATCGACCCGCTGCTGCGGGGTATCTTCGAGTACAACCCCTCGCACGTCGAACACGTATTGACCTATTACGGCGGCGGAATGGGTAAGTTCATCAAAGACATGGTGCACACCTCGCAGGCGCTATTCACCGGAGAAGAAATCAGCAGCCGCGATCTGCCCGTAATAAATCGCTTCTATGGAACGGCACGCCCCGAAAATCCAGCCGAACGGTATTACACCCTCCGCGACCGTCTGACGAATATCGAAGCCAAATATAAACGCATGGGGCCGGCACTCGACCGCACCGATCCTGCCGTACAACGGAATCTGCAACGTATCGCAATTTTCAAGGCACACCAAACGGCGGTGAACAAGCTGCGGGCGATACTTGCCGATACGCGTCCCAATACCGCAGCTTATGACCGATTACAAGAAGAATTGAACGAAACGATGATGAACGCATTAAACGAGGACGACCATGTTACGGAATATTGATACCCGGCGGTTGAAACTGTTGGCCCAAACGGATAAAAGCGTCGCTCGAACACGCCGCGAATGGGAGCAAGGCACGATGCGCTACGCCGACGACAATCTAACGCTCCTGTGGTGTTGTGCGCGGGATTGGGACGCAATGGACTACCTGCGCAAAGAGCACTCCCGGAATCTGCGATACAAGAACGGCGACCAATGGAGCGACACGGTACCCGACCCCGACCATCCGCACCGGACGATCCGCGAAGATGCGCTGATCTCCCGCAGCGGGAAAGTGCCGCTCAAACACAACTATATCCAGCAATATATCCGTAATATTCACGGACAACTCCTTTCGTCGCCCACGCAAACGGTCGTATATGCCCGCAGTCGCGACGACCAGCCGCTCGGAGAAATGCTGACCAACGCCCTGCAAGCGTGCCACCAGCTCAACAGAATCCGAAAAATAGACATCAACGTTGTTGAGGAACTCTGTCTGACGGGGATAGCCTGCGCGAAGGTACGCTACGGCTATTGGAGTACCAAGAACCGCACGGACGGAAAAATCGACCTCGTGAACATCAACCGGCTATTTTTCAATGCCGACATCGAAGATCCGCGACTGACAGACATCCGCCGCATCGGAGAGCTGCACGACTACACGTTCGACGATTTGGTGCGCAACTTCGCCACATGCCGTGAAGACGTGCAGGCATTACGCGAAATTTATGGCATCTGCCACGACCATACAAAGCTGGAAAACCTCTATGAAAATCACGCCTCACGGCTTCAAAATCTGAATTTCCTATACACGAACGACCTCGGCAAATACCGCGTTATCGAGGTGTGGGAACGCCTCGGCCGCTGGGTACTATACATACATGACTACGCCGACGGAACGGAGGAGATATACACCGAACTCACGATGCAAGAAGTCGAAGCGATCAACGCCTCGCGCATCGAGCAAGGTATGGCCGCAGGGATCGCCCCAGACACAGTGAAACTCATCTACGCCCGTGAACAGTACGAATATTATTGGCGGGTGAAATACCTTACGCCGAACGGCTACTGCATCAAAGAGACCGAAAGTCCCTATGCACACGAAGAACACCCCTACGTGCTTGCGGCCATGCCCGTAATCGACGGACGGTTCAAAGCCGTATTATCGGACGTAATAGACATTCAGCGCTATATCAACCGGCTATTGACCCTTTTGGATTTCATCATCGGAGCCTCGGCAAAAGGGCTGTTGATGGTTCCGCAGGAGTGCATACCCGACGATATGGACATTCGGGATTTCGCACGCGAATACGTCAAAACGAACGGCGTCATTCTTATCAAAAAAGGGGCCTACGACAAACTCCCGAAGCAAATATCCATGAACGGCACCAATATCGGAGCATGGGAAATGTTCGCGCAGGAAATGAACATCATGCAGCAAATCAGCGGACTGAACGGAGCGGTACAGGGGCAAGTTCCGCGAGCCAATACGCCGTCGAGTCTCTACGCCCAGCAAGCACAAAACTCGATGATGAATTTCGTCGTGCTGTTCGAGAATTACAATATGTTCTGCGAGGAACGCGACGAAAAACTGCTTAAAGTCCTCATGCAATACTACACGACCCGTCGATACATCGGCACCAATGGTAAAACCGCCGGAGAGATGGCGAAATTCTACGAGCCGGAAATGGCGCAGAAAATCGAAGATTTTAACCTCACGGCCGCAAAATCGAACGATACGCCCGTATTCCGGCAAATGACCGACGACCTATTGATGAAACTGCTCGAAAGCGGCCGCATACCGCTCGAAATATTCCTCAATAACTGCTCGCTGCCGGGGGCCGACAAACTACTCGCCGAGGTCAAGTCTTTCAACGAACAGGCCGCAGCCGGTCAAATCGACCCCGAAGCCCTTACGCAGTTGCAACAGGCGGCACAACAGAACGCCGACCCGAACGCTATGGCCATGATGCAACGGTATATGGATGCCAATTAACATATCTGCCAAAAATAAATTCACTTTTTTAGCGAATTTTTGAAAATAAGCACTATCTTTGCAATGTAAAAATCAGCAATAATGATTGTAAAATTCCAAAAAGAGTATCTATCGGAATTATACTACGAAGGAAAGTGTAAAGATAAAAAACACCGTTACCAACCGACAATAGTTAAACGCTACAAGCAACGTATAGATATTCTTAACGATGCAAGTTGTATCGAAGCTCTTTATCAGTTACATTCATTGGGGTACGAGGTACTGACTGGAAATAAAGAAGGTATTTCCTCAATCAGAGTGAATGACCAGTATCGGATTGAATTTTTGGTTTCGCACGAAGCCGACGGGAAAGAGCAAATAACGATTTGCAATATTATTGAGTTGTCGAACCACTATAAATAATTGCTATGGGAAATTTAGGTTATCCATACACTCCTACGCATCCGGGAGAAATACTGAAGGAGGAGATCGAATACAGAGGCATCTCGCAGAAAAAATTGGCCGAACAGATAGGTATTTCCTATACGATGCTCAATGAAATTCTGAACGCGAAACGCCCTGTAACCGAAACTATGGCCTTGTATTTCGAGGCTGCATTGGGAATCGAAGCCGAAATGCTTACCAATATGCAGACTCGATACAATATGCAAACAGCTCGCAAAGACAGTAAACTGACGGCTCGATTGCAACAGATTCGGAAGTTGGCCGCAATACTATGAAAAATTATGAGCATAGAGTGCATTGCAGCTAAAAGATTATCGGACAAACCAAGTAAAAGAATCCCGATAAATACTTATCGGGATTCTTTATTCATAAACGTCAATTTGCTATTTTACTTTACAGTCCTAAATAGACAATCTCGTCCTTTGGAAAAATCTTCTAAATAAGAATAAGCTATTTGAATATACTTCTCTTTGAACAAATGTTTTTTTCGAGGAGACCAATTTTGAATCTGTGTAATGGTTTGCGCCAAGTCAATATAAGTATTTTCTTTCCGAACATACGCAACAGACGCGAGAATTTCCAGAGACAAAGCCGATTGAAATCCAGAGATCAATTTTATCAATAATTTCAAACGATCAACCTGTTCCGACTTCAACTTTGTTTTCACATATTCGCTAACTTCCTTCATCGTGCTATATTGCAACTCCAAAGAATCGAAAGCTCCGATCTTCATCTGTTCGAGACCTTTGATATATTTCCCGTTAATGTCGTGCAGAATATATCCGACCTGAGTGCAATAGGGGCCATAATGTCCTGCAACGAATTTCAGTTTGCCAAATGAAGGTTCACCCAGCAATTGCATAAAATATGCTAATTTATTTGCGACGAATAAACTGCTGTTTTCTCCTAACGATTCATAATAAAACAGAGCGTACAGCAACATGGCTCTCGCCGGAGTTAATTTTGCCTCCCGACAATTCGTTTCCTGCTTCAACAATTCGCTGACGGCTTCGTTCGGCTGATAGATATGAATATCCACATTTAATTCCCCGAGATACTTTTCCATCAACTCTTTCACCTTGCTCCAATCCAATCCACCGTTGCCGCATCCAAGAGGAGGAATAGCGATACTTTTTATCCTATATTGATCAAGAACCCGCACCAAATCTTTCAGTCCTTCTTCAATATATTCATATTTGGAACGATGCTTCCAGTCCTTTTTCGTCGGGAAATTAATTATCCATTTAGAATCGGTCGAAAGGTTACTGTCTCGTGTTACCAACAATTTGCCTGGGAAAATGCTGCCCTCTTTACACGCTTGTTGATATACTTGAAAATTATAAGGATACCTATCCTTGAATTGCAAGGCGATTCCTTTACCCATAACACCAACGGTATTAACGGTATTGATCAAAGCTTCGTCGGAAGCAGCCAACAAATTACCTGTCACATAATGTATCATGGATAAAAATAGTTATTTTTGCTATCAACGTATATCGGTATCTCAATGGATAAACGAGATAAAATTGTTTTTACATATGCTTCACGGTCTGCCGTTTTGACAATAATTCCGGCGACACACGAAACCGGCACACAGTCTTTCACCAAAAATTCGGCCTGTTTTCTCCGCATCCGATCCATATTGGCTTCATCATTCCCCCAAAATTGCGTGCAGACGACTTCCCAATCCACATGGGTCAAATCCTTGATGTCATTATAAAATTCAGTAAGTTTATTCTTTGCATGTCCATCGGTAAAGCACCATGCAGGACATTGCGCAACAATATCCTTAATACGACAAACGATATAAATCAATTCGTCCTGCGGTCTTTTTCGGATACCCCGATACCCTGTTTTAATATTCAATAACATCGGAGAATGGCCTCCGAAATAAAACGGAATATAATCCCCTAAATCCCCGCCCGGAGGATCAATTCGAACATGAAAATTTTGTCGCTGTTCGATTAACTGAATATCCCCGATATTGATATATTCAGGATCTTTCATACGACTATTCTTAGTGTACAATCCATGTTTTAGAATGAATTCCAAATTGGAATAGTGGATCATTCTAAAAATGAATTTTGAAGTATAGTCTATTTGAATATCCATATCTTTATATCACAAATGTAAGAAAATTTTAACTTACAAAAAATTTCTATTGAGAAGAATCGCGTAATTTATCTATTGGTATTCAAATAGCGATAATATGAATTATTTTAAGGCCCACCTGTTTGATCCCATCGTCCTGCATAAGAAAATCCCGGCGGATACCGCTGGGATTTAATAAGAAACCCGAAAAGAGCCGGCCTGCATCGATGCGCCTCCGCAAAGCCGGTCTGTCCGGATTTCCCGTCATTTCATATCTTCAAAATCGGAGCATCTCCCCGAAACGTCCGTTTTTCCACAATCGTAAACCCATGCAGAAAGGTGATATTGCTGCGGTGCAGCGTGATCCGAAGGATAAAACCCTGCGGCTGCGAACAGCAGGAAATCAATCCAATGAATCGGATGGTCGCTTCGCGCCTATTCTTGGACGGGACGCACCGCGAAGCCGTCGGAGCGGTAGTTGATGCTCAGCGGGTAGATGTACGACAAGCGGAAGCTCAGGCTACGGCCGTAGCTCGTCGAGTACGGCACGGCCGACCAGAAGTAGCCGAGGCTGCCGACGCCGTTCACCGCGCCCGCCGAGTAGCTGCGATAGCCCGAAGCCGGAAAGAAGATCGTACCGCCCGCAGTGTCGTAGCTCCCCTCGCCCGTCATCTTGTTACAATAAAACTCCCAACCGAAATTATCGGTAAAATCGGTGGTGGAGGTATAGGGCGAATTGAATCGGGAGCCGAAGTAAGAAGACCCGGAAACATTGCTGCCGTTATACGTAAAGCCCGTAAAGGCGTTCGACGAAGGCAGATGGTAGCCGACGGGCGAAGGATCGTAAATCGTCTTAACCACCGCATTGTCGTTAGCCGTCGTCACCGTATTGTCGCCGCTCCAAAGATTGGAATAGGACGTGGCGCACCAATCGTAGATCGATGAACTGCCGTAATTGTAGAATATATGCGGATGCTGGATGGAAACGCCGATGGCGACCTTGCCGGTTCCCGATTTGTCGAACGCATAGCCGTCGGAATAGCAGCCCTTATCGACTGTGGAGCCGGAAGCGTTGCGAATACCGGCCAACATCGGGTCCTTGCGTCCGAACTGGAAATAAGGCTGGTTACCGGAATTTACGACCGAATGCGATGCCTGGGTGAGCGTTATGACCTGCATGGCACCGGTCTCCGCCTGCGTGAAGCGAACCTTCACGCTGCGGGCGTCGTAGGTGGTGGTTTCCGCATCGCACCAGCCGATATTGACCGGCATCATTTTATACGCTATACCCTGGTAGTTGGTCACGGTCCTGACATCGCTGCCCAGCTCGTAGTCCGTCACCCAGATATGCCAGCTCCACATGATACGGCTGTCCGCGTCGCGCACGGCCACGATAGCGTTGCCCTGCTTGATCGTCGCTTGCGGCACGTCGAAGGTCAGGCTGTGCTTGTCGGACGAAAGCCGGACATTCGTCACCAGATTTTCCTCGTCCTGCCAAACGAGTACGGCATCCAGGGGCGTACACCCCGCATTGTTATAGATATAGGGATCGGTGATAGCCGCATCGAGATGGTTTACGAAGGTCTTCAATACGGATGTTCCGCTGGACTGCGAAGTGTAGGCCGAAGCGTTCGTACCGCCGTCCTTGATAGCGTTACCATAGACCAACGGCAGGGAGTACTGTCCCGGGGCGTTGATGACGTAACAGTTGGCGGTCCGCATCGCGGTCGTGCCGCCGGAGGTCGAAAGATCGTACGTGCCGCTGACAGAAGATGCCGTTTTCAAAGTTTCGTTATGCGGATTGGAAGTGACACCCGTTTGAGCCGCAATCGTAGCCGAGAACGACGTGGCCGACGTACCGCCGTTGCCGCTCGCGGTAAAAGCTGTGAGCCATTCCGGACGGGCGATCACGTTGTAGCCCCCGCTGCCGTCATCCTCGACAAATTCGGCGGTCCAGGCCACCGGAACGGTTCGCGTAGCATCGCCCGGACGGGAAACGGCGGCATAGCTGGTCACCGAATAATTTTCGCTGCCTCCGGCATAGGTAAAATTGGCCGGAGCCATCACGGTAAAAGTCGGAGTGATTACGATGCTCGACGTCGAAATCCGGTAAGTGACGGTTCTGCCCATCGGCCATTGGCTGCCTGCGATAGAGGCGGTTAAAGTTCGTTGTGTCGAAGTCAGGTCGTCCGTATAGACGACCTCGATCGAAGCGCCCGACGGAAGCGTCTGCGGCAACATCATGAAGGTCGCTGCGACAGGAGTGATCTCCTGGTCCGCAGACCCGTCCACAGTAGCCGCAAGTGTCTGCGAAAAGTCTGTCGTAGCGCCGTAACCATTCCACGAATCGGAACCCATCGTATGCGAACCGGAACCGTAAACGCCCTTGAGCGTGATTTTCGTAATGCGCCCGGACATCATATCGTTGCCCGTAGTGAAGCGTACGGCAGTGAGCGCGTGAGCGAAACTCAACGGAGCCGCCGCAGCGGTATTGCCGGCCATCCCGGAGGTAGCAGCGACCAGCAAATCCTGCTGGTCGGCGACGGCTGTCGGGACCGTATAGGTGATCGACGGAGTACCGGCCGACGTCTTATCCGAAAGAACGATCCCCTGGCCACCATAGGGCGCGTAAGCGAAAAAACGGATGTTGCGTCCGGCACCGGGCCAGTAATAGGAGGTCGTCCAGGACGATGCTTCGGTCACTTCGACATCGTACATATAATCCGGCAGGCAGGAATCCTCGCTCCAAGTCCCCGTATAAACCGAAGCCAATACGCCGAACGAATCGTAAAAGGTCCCCGTTTCGACGGGCGTGGCACGCGTCTGCAATCGGTCGGTTTGCACATTCGGGTACGGTGCGGCGATTCCGTCGGCGACCGAGGCGTGCAGGAACAGCGTGTCCGCAGGGTTTTCTCCCCGGAGCGAAAATACTTCCGCGACGTTTTCCGGAGAGACAGCGCTCTTCTCTTCCGACTCGGCAGCACCGCACCGCAACTGCGTATTCCAGCCGTCCGCTTCGGCGACTGCGAAACGAAGCATATCACCGTGCAGTTCTCCATCCACTGCCGGGTCTTTCGAACAGGAGGTCGCAGACACGACTGCCACCAGAGCAAATACCCGCAGAAAATTGCGTAACGGGAAAGTTGCAAGAATCTGTTTCATAATTTACATTGACATTATATAATTCACGCGTTTTTCGGCCGAGCCGAACGGTAGCTCTGCGGCTACCTCAAGTGATCGGGAAGGGACAGAGGAGGGCCGGAGGCCTTCCTCCCCTCGCCTGCCGTACACTACACCTTCGGACATACGGCAAGTCTTTGCGGTCCAACCCCGCCCGATCCTAATTTATCGATTACATCGGAACATTCTCCGAAGCCGACGTCCACGGAGTTACCGTAACCGTAAATTTAATGGCACTGCCCAATACATCCTCGCCCGGTTTGAACGGATCTGTCGGACCCGGCATGGGCTTTTCGGGATCGACCTTACCGGCACCATTCGAGAAATCCAGCGTATAAACGTACTTCTGACCGGGCTCCCACTTGGTATTGACAGCTACTGCGACCCAGTCATATTCGCCGACAGAAGGATAGACACGGGCACCGTCCTTGGTCGTAATATTGACCTTCACGGCCAGATATGCACCTTTGTTGGTATTGGTCTTGTCCGTGTCGGGAGTCCAGGCTATAAGCTGCTGCGGAATGAGCATCGCATTGTCGTCTTCCACCGCCATAATCGATGCGGCCGTACCGGTCAGCGTCTTTTCGCTACCCGCATAGGTCGCTTCATAATTAGTCTTTACCGATCCCAACTGCCAGGAGGTAGTTCCGAAATCGAACGTCGCCTTCGAAACCGGCTGTCCGATACGCACGCCCTGAACCTTATAAACATAACCGTCGTTCGTGTTTTTAGCCTTGATCTCGATCTGGGAAAGTCGGTGCCCGAACGTCAGGGCGACACCTGCCGCCTCATCGGTTTTGCTGCCCGTAGCAGTGGCGGTGATGAAATCCTTCTGGTCGGCGATCGTCGTTGCGGGCTCGAAATCAGCGAGCGTCTTGGTCGTCGAATTAATCGTCACGGTAGCACCCAAGTCCGCAGCCGAAGGAGAGTAAGCGAAGAACGAAAGGTTGCTGCCGTCGCTGGGCCAATAGTAGGCCGGAGTAGAAGTGAAGAAAGCGCCATCTTTGGTAAACTCCGCATCGGAGAAATAGTTGGCGTTGTTCTTGTCGAGTGCCGTCACGAAAAAGTTCGTGATGTTAGCCGTCGTCGTTTCCGAAGCACGAGTCTGCATGGCTGCACGGAAATCGATCGCGTTGCCATTGTTGATGCCCGTCGATTCGTCCTTCGAGCACGATGCCATGGCAAGAGCCGCCACGACCACTAAAAATAATTGTTTTTTCATCAGTGAATTAATTAAAAGGTTTAACATTGATCTATGCAAATTCCCCCCCCCATAAAATCGGGAAGATCATTAACATTTTACATCTCGATATCGACATCCACACTTTGCCACTCATCCACCGAAGGCTGGAAACCACCGCCATTGACGATAGGTTTGGGCAACGGAAGCCCGTCCAAAACGATATGCACATTACGCTGATCGGGAGCCGAATGGATTTGATCCGTCACGTCATAGGTGTAATACCACTTGCTCTCGTCCGCCAAAACCGCATAGATGGTCAGTTGATGTGCGTTCTGAGTCGCAGCACAATGTCCGAAAGCGAGCAAGCTCCCGGTAACGAGCGTCTTGTCGGCAGATACGGCGGCGTCAAACGGTATCGTGACGCACTCCTCGCTGATCGCATCGTAGCCTACACCCGGCAGCAAGCCTCCCGCCAGGCTCGACAACGAGCCGCTGATACCCGATACGTATTTCAGATTCTCCGCATTGCGAATTTCGACCGTATATCTGCAAACCGATAGCTCCGGATAAAGCACGATCGTCTGGGCCGCAGCCGTCTGCTTCAACTCGATCCCCTCCGTACAATCGCTCCAAAGCTCATCCGGGGGTAACGCCACACGCTCGGTTTCCGTACCGTCGCACGAGGAACACCGTCGGACCGCACACCCAAAGCGGAAAGGCCGGACAACAGATCGGTCGTACGAGTAGATACTTCGAAAGTCGTCTTTTGATCCGTATTGCGATAAGTGACATTCTCCGTGTCGCTATTCAGGCAGAGCGCCCCGTAGTTTCCGACGGGCACCCGGATCGTACCGCCCCCGCAATCGGTGAACTCATAGCGCAGTGCCTCTCCTCCGTTTGTCGGGAACAGGTAGAGCGACATAGATTCAGGAGCTGCCTCGGAAGCATTCCGCCAATCGAAAACCACCTCTACGTCGATCGTATGCGAGTGGTCGTAACACAAGTCTTTATGTTCGCACGAAGCGACTGCAAGCGCTGCAAACAGATATATGAACAACTTTTTCATCGTTTGCCTCCTTTCTTTTCATTGTAGTTCCCGCGACCGATCAGCCAAATCAACGACACCTCCGCCTTCGTGGGCCCGAACCAATGACGTTGCTTGGTCGATTGCCATACGTAGTGGCCGTCGGAGGGAATATATTCGTGGTACTCTCCACCCCAGTAACCCACGCCAAGCGTGAAATCGAGGTTTAAACGACGGGAAATGGGAAGCGAGTAACCGTACTCGACACCTATCGCATAGTTAAGTTTGTCCCACAACGTGCCGCCCGGCTTGCCGCCTATGTAACCTTTGTGCCCGGTCTCGAAGTCGTAGGTGAAAGCCTGACCGTAGATGCCGAGGTGGTGTCCCGTAAGCGGTTTGGTCTGGGCACGGCGCCCGAAATATTTTCGGATGTCCAATTCGCCGCCGTAGATGCGCCAGTAATTATGACGTTTGTTGCTGTTCCACCAAGCATACATCCAGTTGGCACCGACACTCCAACCCTTCCCGAGATAGAATTCTGCACCGATGTTAGAAACCAAGGCCGCATCGTAGAGCAGATTCGTTTTCAGCGACATGTAGAACGGCTTGCAGGCCGGCGATTCCGGTTGCACTGGAATTTCGACGGGAACGGAGGCTGATTCTACGACCGGTTCGGATTCGGGTTCGGGTTCGGATTCGGGTTCGGGTTCGGGTTCAGGTTCAGGCTCAGGTTGAGGCGCCGGTTCCGGCTGCGAAGCGGATGCGGGACATTCCATCTCGCAGACCAAACGCACACCGGCACTCCGCAGTTCAGGAAAGAAATACTCCTCCATATACCTCCACGCGCGACCGCCACGAAGCATCCCCAACTGCCTGTTACGGCTATCTACGACTTTACCGTCCCGAATTACCCAGACAGGGGTATTGCGCAGAATTTCCAACACTTCGTCTCGATACGGCATGTCCGAAGCTACGACCTGTCTTTCCAACCTTTCCCAGTCGATACCCAAAACCTGAATGTCGAGGGTAGCTCCTTCAAGCGAAATATACTCCTCAATCCAGGCTACAAGGTTCTTCGCTCGATTTTCCGATAAGCGTTTGTTTAACACGCTGACGCCTTCCGGAGAGGCTGTTCCCACAATTCGGAAGGTTTTCACACGACACGAGGCACTCCCCTGCAAGGTCCGAACACTGTCCACGAAAGCAGCCAAACGTTTTGCGTTGTCCCGATAATCAAATTCCAAAATCGAATAACCCTGACGGAAATAAACCTGAACGTTCAGGGTATCAACCAACACTTGTTCCTGCCCGCAACCGATATGACAATACCCAAGCAGTAACATAAATAACATCAATCTATTTATTCGCATACCTTGTAAAGTTGTTTTTCATACCTTCCAGAATCATTCTTCAAGCGAAATGCTGACAGGAATTCGCTCATTTTGTATTTTTACTCCCTACATTTCGTGGCTGTCTGTTTCGATCTCCGCCTCAATTCCGAAGGTGTCATACCAAAATATTGTTTGCAGAATACCGTGAAATAGGATGCAGTGGCAAAACCATAGCTTGTAGCAATTTCCGCAATGCTTTTATCAGTATTCCGAATATCACGCAGGATACGTTCGGCACGACGTTCGTTGAGCCACTCGCGTACCGGCCACTTAAATTCTTCTTTGAATTTACGCTGAAAATTGCGTACACTCATATGAGCCAACAACGCAAAATCACTCACGTCATTGACATGTTGATAATTTTCAAGTACAAAATCTTTAAAATTATCGCTGCTTCCAATAACGGATTTCAATAATATATAAAGGTCTTCCAGGCTATAATAACCACGTAGAAGAATACACAATTCCTCTTGTTTTAGCCGATGAAAATGAAGACAGTTTAGCCCTTCGTCGAGATTGTGGGAAAGATCAGAATAAAAAGCAACAAGTTCCTCACAAACTGCTAATTGCGGAAATTGTCGGGAGGGGGGGGGGAAGATGCCTACCATTACGCTGACGCACCTGGTATTGCAGATCGACTAAATCGTATTTGTTGCAAAGAGGCAATCGCCCAGCAAAAAAACTGGCAATAAAATAACTTGAACCGATAGTTTGTCCGGTGAAGCCTATATTTTTCGGCAGAAACACCAACATACCGTGTTCAATGGTGCGCGACGTAAAATTTCCCAATGTAATCTGGAGACAACCTTCCGCAAGATAAAGAAGCACACTATGACTTTCGTTTATATCCGAAATATCCGTACTATCGGACAAACGATATTGTCGAAACAACGCGCTTTCATCCGTCGCATAATATACACAGTCCATGTGATCTTTTTTATTGTGCAGAGGCATAAATATATATCTTGGTTTTAAAATGCAAAGTTACTACAAAAAAGTGAAATGCGGAAGAATATGGTAATGGATTTGATTTACAGGGGTTTCATTTATGCTGCCAATTATTCCGAGAGCCATTACAATCCACGCCGAAGCCAAATCAAGACGGAGCTACGTTACTTGTTCGTAACCACGCCCAATAGGTGACGAAATGGACACGAATAACGAAACAAGGCTTTAAGGATTAGTGAGTTACTGACAACTCACGCAAAAAATCCGGTAACGAAAAAAGATTGCGCCGTTCTTCCGCAATTTGCGTATCAGAGGAGGGCTCTTCACCAACTAATTTTGAACAAAAAAAATTAAGGACGATGAAGAGTACATTTTCAGTTATTTACTACCTCAAACGTCAGGTAGTGAAAAAAGACGGGACGGTTCCCGTCATGGGACGCATCACGGTGGACGGCAGCCAGACGCAATTCAGTTGCAAACTGACCATCGATCCCAAGTTGTGGGACACCAAAGGGGGACGTGTCACGGGCAGAAGCACGGCGGCACTCGAAACGAACCGCATGCTTGACAAGATGCGGGTGCGCATCAACAAGCACTATCAGGAAATCATGGAGCGTGACAATTTCGTCACGGCAGAGAAGGTGAAGAACGCCTTTCTCGGACTGGAACACCGCTATCACACGCTGATGCAGGTGTTCCAGCAACACAACGAGGACTATGCCAAGCAGGTGGAAGCAGGCATGAAAGCCAAAGGCACGCTTTTGAAGTACAAGACCGTTTACAAGCACCTGCAAGAGTTTCTCAACATCCGTTACCACGTGAAGGACATCGCGTTGAAAGAGCTTACCCCCGCTTTCATTTCCGACTTCGAGATGTTTCTGCGCACGGACAAACACTGCTGCACCAATACCGTGTGGCTGTATGTATGCCCACTTCGGACGATGGTGTTTATCGCCATCAACAACGAATGGCTCACACGCGACCCGTTCAGGGAGTATGAAATCAAGAAGGAGGAAACGACACGCAGTTTCCTGACCAAAGACGAAATCCGCCTGCTGATGGAAGGTAAACTGAAGAACGCCAAACAGGAACTATACCGCGACCTCTACCTGTTCTGCGCCTTCACGGGCTTGTCATTCGCCGATATGCGCAATTTGACGGAAGAGAACATCCGCACCTACTTCGATGAACACGAGTGGATAAACATCAACCGCCAGAAGACGGGCGTGGTGTCTAACATCCGCCTGCTTGACATTGCGAAACAAATCATCGACAAATACCGCGGGCTGTGCGAAAACGGCAGGATTTTCCCTGTTCCCCACTACAACACGTGCCTTGCCGGAATCCGTGCCGTCGCCAAACGTTGCGGCATCACCAAGCATATCACGTGGCATCAGAGCCGCCATACGGCAGCCACGACGGTGTTCCTCTCCAACGGTGTACCCATCGAAACAGTCAGTTCCATGCTGGGACACAAGAGTATAAAGACAACGCAGATATACGCGAAGATAACCAAAGAGAAGCTCAACCAAGACATGGAGAACCTTGCCGCAAGATTGAACCAAATAGAGGAATTTGCAGGATGTACCATCTAAAACAGAGACGCCATGAAACGTGACATAATCATTATAGAGGACAAGACGGTCAGCGTAACCGGTAACGAGGTATGGATGACCGCCGGGGAAATCGCCGAAGAGTTCCATGCCACCGTCCCGGCAGTGAACGCCGCCATCAAAGCCGTCCGCAAGTCGGACGTGCTGAACGACTACGAGGTATGCCGCTACATACAGCTTGAAAACGGCCTGTACGCGGATGTTTACTCGCTTGAAATCATCATTCCAGTAGCCTTCCGGCTGAATACCTACTATACACACGTGTTCCGCATGTGGCTGGTGGAAAAGGCACTCTCAAAGGAAAAGAGGCAGGCATACGTGATGTTCATACAGAACGGGAAAACCGGATATTGCTGA